ATGACAAAGAGAATTAGGGTTAGTACCTTCCTAAAAAAGTTAGGTGAAGGTATTAGCGAACCTCTAATAGTTTTGGGCGATGATAATGAAAGATATATTCTTAAAAATCAAAAAGTTGAGAGTAAGGAGGGTTTTGTAGAATTTAATTGCATGTTTTTGAATGAGATTCTATCATCGAGAATTGCTAATTACCTAGATGTCCCAGTACCTAAATTTGCTATAGCTGAATTGGATAAAAGAATTCTAGAGAATGGTCCTGCGCTAAGATTTTTTCATCGTTTTACTGAGGGGACACATTATGCTTCAAAGGAAATTGCTAATACTGAAAGCAATCTAAGAGAAAATTTTAAAATGCTCAAAGATATGGGGAAGCCTTACATTAGTAGAACATGGAATAGATTTTATGAGAGTATAGTAAATAAAGAAGATATTGCTAAGATTATTGCATTTGATCTATTAATTGCTAACTTTGATAGGTATAATAACACTGGGAACCTTCTTGTTGCGAAAACTGAAAATGGAAGAAAATTGTTTTCTATAGATCATGGTCATGCATTTTTTGGTCCTGTTTGGAATACCGATAAAATAGGAAGTCTAAAATCTGCAGGAATCTCAAAAGAGTACTTAGACCTTTTTATTAATTCTTTTTTGATGATTTATCCAAATAAAGGTTATATGGGTGGCTTAGGCGAGGTGTTTAGAGCTATAGAAAATAATATTGATTTAGAAAACTGCCTTAACCATTCATTCCAATTAGTTGTACATAAAATTGAGTCTATTCAAGAATCTATTGTGAATGATTGGTTTAATGATATACCTGATATATGGTTTGTAGATAAGATAAGTCAGTCAGGTTTTTATAAGCATTTTTTGCTTAATCAGAAGAGTTTAGTAAGGTGGTTAATTCAAGCTATGGCTGATAGAGGAGCATTCTCTAATTATAGGGGAGGTAATTTACAATGGATAGAAAAGATTGCTGGTACAGTATAATACGTTATTCTCCAAATGAAATTTCAGGAGAGATTATTAATGTTGGTCTGATCCTGCATTCTATCCGGGATAATAATATCTTAAAGTTTTATATTTTGGATGATTCATCACCAAAAGTCAGAAGCCTCCTAGGCAATAAAATTGATGAATCAACTTATAAATCATATAAAGATATTTTTGAATACTATTTAAATGAAAACATGTCAGTACTTGGTTATGTAGGGACGGTCAATCTATCATCTCCATATCAATCGGAATTTTTATTTGAGTTGTATGATTTTTTTAAAAATAAAAAAATGAGCCTTTCAGAACCAACTTTTTCTTTAAGTAATGATGTTATAGGTTTGTTTAATACCTTGTTTGTTACGTATATAGGAAAAAGGTACTTTCCAGATTCAAACGAAAAAGAAAAGAATGTAAAAGGTTTAGTTAGAAGAATATTTGAGGAGAGGAAATTCCTAAACAAAAAAGTCATTCAAGATATCTCTATCAAGCCAATGCCTGATTTGCCGATTAAGTTAAATGTAGATTTTGGATTTAAAAATGGTGTATGGAATTATTTACAGGCAATTCCTAGTATTAAAAATCCATCTAGAAGTACTGAATGGTTTGCTAAAACAAAATTTTTGATCGAATCTTTGAATGAAGAAAAGGATGAGTCAAAAATTTATCTTTTATATAGAACATCAGTTATTAATGAAAAGTCAGAAACCTTAAATTTAATCAAATATTTTGGAAAAGATGAGAAAGTGATGGGACTTGATTTAGATAATCAAATTAATGTTACAACATTATGTGACAAGATAGAACGGGAAGCGCATATTATATCAGAAGTCGGGTAAAGACATGATTCTACAGTAGAAAAGGTGTCTTTCTCGAAGTCTCATACCCTTTAGGGCATTGGGTTAATAACAATTACGGCAAATAGCCTGTAGAAATAGAAAATAGGCCGTCACGTCAACGCTTTTGCATCCAATCCCGGATGCTTAGCGAAAAACCGTGCGGCCTATTTCCTGCTTGCCAGAAGTCCCACCCTACGACGAAGAATTCCGTCCTGGACTCAAAGGGGAAGTCTAAGGGTGGTGATAACCATAATATGCTGACAAAGTATGGTTGATGCATGTCCGCCATAAAAAACAACGGATTCTCCTTGGCAACTACCCGGTTGCAAAATCATGGGTTTTTGGGTGAGATGGTTGCAAAGAGCTTTTGTCAAGAGTTTTTTAAAAAAAATCTTTCTTTAGCAATTTCTCAAGAGTCCAACAAAATAACTACGAATATCTTCATCATCAATAACATTTCTTGAAGATTCATACGGCTGTAACCCGTTCCTAGCATTTTTCCAAGGATCTTCTTGACGTGTTAAATACTCTAATTGGCTACCATCCAGATGTCCGTATGATTCGTATACTTCTTCAATTAGTTCCCTTACTCGTTCATTTTTCATAATGGAATTTGGGTAATTGATTTCCTGAGGTATCTCTTGCCAACCATATTCTCGATATTCAGTATACAGTTGAGGATTCACAGGACCATGAACCCAAGCCTCAAAATTGTCATCAAACAACTTTTTCTCATAAATAGCAAGATAAAAAGAGTAGGCATAGTAGCATAGCTTTTGCAACTTTTTTAGAGTCATTGATTCCAAGCGAAGAAATGCTGTTGCCACATCATATATGGTTGGTTCCTGATTTGTTTTTGCTCTTTCTTCTGTTTGTATCATTTTCACTCACCTTCTTGAAGAAACTAAAATTTTGCCATGGTTTGGATCGTCATCCCTTATTCAATTACTCTTTTCACCTCTTTATGCTTTTGCAACCATTTTGCTATAATGTACCCATTTTTGCAACCAGATCGCTTGTGTCAAGGAAAACAAAAAAACCAGCTGAATAACTGGTCGTATGGCCGCTGAAAAGCCGTTCCAATGATCAGGACAAAGATCACGAAGGAGCTTTATGTTACCCAAAACTGAAGAAAATATCCTCACAACCTGTATTCCCAATTTTTGCTTTCTCCTTAAAGGAGATCAGTTCTTGTCAGCTTGGTTTAGGTATGATAATCTAATCTTATCTTGTTCTTGGTCCCACCTGAACAAGGTCCAGTGTTCATAAAAAAAAGAAGATCACGTTGGTAATTTTATTACCTTCGCGATCTTCTTTTTTACGTTCTCAGGAAGAAAACCATATATTACCTTGATCAGTACAGCGACTTATGTTAATCTTACAGCGTCCTAGTTTCTTATTCTGGAAAATCTTCATGTTAGCTCCCTGTTCGGGAGCTTCTTTTTTGTAGAAGTGCCTACTTGCTAGTAAGCATAAAGTATGCTAGCATAATTTGTGAATCCCCCTTTTTTTTGAAACACTTGTGATTCTTCTGTCTAGGACGCAAAAAAAGAAGATCGCGAAGGCGTTTAGTTCGCCAAACGTGATCTTTTTTTTGTGTATTAGGAGAGTAACCATAAGCTTTATGGTGCCCATAACTAAAGAAAATATTCCAAACTGTTAAGTTCATTTTTGAACGAGCCGTCTATTCTTCGACGCTTTTCGCATCTCTTCCCTGCCTGTATGAATTCGATCAGATACTTCTGAGAATTCTTCATTAAACGCCTTTTCTTGTTTCAAGGTTTCAAATACCCCGTAACGAATAAATCTTTTTAGCTCTTTCCTCACAGTGTTTGCCCTCACCAGTTTTTGCCAGTTCCTTTAAGGAACTCAGTTCATTATTGTTATTAAGCCAACGTTATTTGTAATCAATACCTGCGCTTTTGTTACTATATGATGGTAATTTGTTACTGAGTGAACGTATTTCGTTTGTATGACCGCTGATTAATGGGTTCAAAGGGAAAAGAGCCTTGAGGTGCTTTTATAATGTTCCCATAGGTATAAAAGAGAGCGCCCGATAATGAGGACGCTCTCTTGAACATTCTAATTTTCAATTCTGAACAATTTATCTTCGTCAGATAGACGTAACACAATATGTTCATTACTATTAAGTTCACTAGGTAGCTTATCCTTTAAAATTGAAAATACTAACTGTATTTTATTTTCTTTTGCAAATTTACTAACCTTTTTTAATTGATTACCATGCATTAACTCCTTCTTATCATTAAGAATAAAATTCAAAGAAGGTAAGCCTTCTTTTCTTGCAAATAAAATATAAGCAATGTCGAAACAGATTATTTCCCCTTGCTTCTTTCCTGAACTCGTATTTGCATTAAAGCTTTCAAATTTATAATAATCTTGTTTAGTTTTTTTATCTTCCGCTATTGTAAAAGATATACCATATTGCTCACCATATAACTGATTAGATATCTTAGCAAAAATACCATTAAAATCTTTAAGCTTACTTTTTAATCTTTCTTGGAACTCTCCAGAAAATCTATCGCCTTCTAGTAAGGTGATTTCTTCACTAATACTTTTAATGCTTTTTTCAACAGATTCTAACCGTTTAATTCCGCTCTCCAGTTCACCTACGCGCTGATAAGATTTCGTAAGCTCACTAATAATTCCCTCTAAATCTTGAAATGTATCGCTTCCAGAAATTTTTTGAGACAAATGTTTTTCTTTATCTAGTAACTCTTCAAGAGATTGTTTGTGTTCAGAGATGGATAATCGTATTCTAGGAATATCTTGTGTGATAAATCTTATTTTTTCTAATATCATTTTATTATGATAGTCAACAAGTTGTTCAAATGTAGTTTGGATATCACTAATATTTTTTTTGGCTATTTTATATATTTCTCTTAATTCAGAAAGATTAATCTCTGAAATATCTGATTTTAACTCTTCTTCTGTTTCAAGAAGAAGTTGTTCACGTAATGTTAATTCGCTTATTCTAGAACTAACCGTACTTATTCTATACTTTAAATCATTCAATTCTTCAAGTTCTTGTTTATAGTTTTCATTAATGTTTAAGTTAGATTTTCTTCTTTCTAAAGCAGCAATGTTATTTTTAACAATATCTAACTGCAACTCTAATTCATTTTTGGAATGTAGCTTTTCTAATCGTTTTTTATAGTCTTCTTCTCCTTTCAACTTTGTATTCAAATGTGATCTATCTGAAACAGGCAATCCAAACATAAAAAGATATAATGTTTCATATTGAATATTAGTAGTGAATGTGTTCAATGCTTTCAGTGTATTGTTAATTCTAATATTCTGATATCTAACATAGTGCGCTAGTAATTGACGTAAGGAGGGCTTTAGAGTTTCTCTTTCGCCGACAATTAACTGGTCAAGTCTTTTTTCAAAATCCTTTCCTTTGTTCTTGGTTAAATTCTCCCCATTAACAGACATAATTTTTTTGCTTCTTTGCAAGAAGTTGCGTTTGATTACTATTTCTCGAGAAGAATCAGTTGTAATGTCTTCTTTAAGAACCAAAGTAATCATAACTTCTCTTTCTATCAAGAAACGCTTTACATAATCTATTTCTTTCCGGGTTTCAGGATCAATATAGATTATTTCTGCATCTCCCCCTAGACAATAATCTATTAGCGCAAGAACTGTTGTTTTCCCAATATTATTGCCAGTTTCGAGATCACTTTTCCCTCTAGTTTCATCAACTATTAAGTTTGCTCCAAGGTGAAACTCAATTTTGCGAATTATTTTTGAAAATGAAGTTATAATTAACTGTTTTAAGTACATATAGAAATTATTCCTTTCTCATCTACTTTCACCGCTTCAATCAAGTACAACCAATCCAAGCAGTATGAGAACACCCTTAGTGAAATATCAAATTGCTGCTTTACCATTTGATATAATATAACTATTTCTTTCTCTTTATTTTGTTCAATTACTTTTAAAACCATCGAAGCATAATAATAAATGCTTGATTCAGGTTTTATATCATTAGGAAGCAACATGATTGTACCCCTTTGGATTTTCGAAAATTTTACATCTAATAAATGCATCTACAGTAATAATTTTCACACACATTTCAATAACGTCTTCTTCAATTTCATTTAGATTATTACTACTAACTATATATTCTTCAAGGCTAGTCACAACATTAAAAAATTTTTCAACATTACTCAACTCAACTTTACATAATTCTTTTTCGTAGAATGATGTTATTTTTCGCAATACAGAGATCCTTTTATTTCTACCCTCATGTTCAAACTCTTTATAAATCCCCTCGAGTTTTGAATAATAAGGCGTATACTCATTTATAGTCGTATCTTTAATAAGCGCTAATTCGTTAAAAGTAATTTTTTCATCGATATCAAATAGATTCAAATTAGTTGTCGTAGACCCCTCTTCTAGATCCTCTGCCGCTAATAAGTTGACTATTGTAGCTAGGTTTGAAGTAATCTTCATTGGACTAGGTGCTCCACCAAACTCCCTCATGAACAAGTCATGCACCAAACTATACGCTCCTATAGATAACTGTGAAATCGTAGTCATTAAGCTGACTTTGTCTATAATATCTTCATGAGGAGAGAATGAAATATTATGCGGGTTATTATATTTATTACTTCGCAAGTTATGTGCATCATCAGCAATAAATAAAAATTTGATTCTGTAATCTAATGAAGCAAAGTCCAAAGTTTTGTCTTTTCTCAACGTACTTTCAATTTTTTGTTTAGTTGCAGTCGAAGAAATTTGAATAACAAGTTTATTCTCCTCATCTATCAAATCAATTGCTGCCACATTAGCAGTTAATATATTAGCAGACTGCAAATTGCAACCATATACATTGTTTAATAAATCTCTATAGAAGGTTTCAACATGGACATTTAAGTCCAGAACATTTAATTTGCCATTTGTCTTTATTCTAAAAGCGAGAATTTCTAGCCTTTCTGAGATTTCATCAAAATATCTTTGTCTGTTCATTAAAGACGTTCCCCCCAAAAAAAAGGAATGATTTCTATATAGTCAGATTATTATTGTTTCATTATACTACTCCAATCATTTGCATGATAGCTAACTATGTATTTCGATAAAAGAAGTATCTTAATATAAAAAGAAAGAGCCGGATCTGTCAAGATTTATGTGTATTTTAAAAGTGTTTTCTCCGAGGGGGGATCATGAGTCATTGCGGATGATATCCATCATGTCAATGTACTTGGAAATGTTTCCTTGCTTTATTGTAGGATAAAAGCAAACAAAAAACCAGCCAAATGACTGGTCGTATGCCCGCTGATTATGGGTTCAAAGGGAAAAGAGCCTTGAGGTGCTTCCTCTAAGGCTCTTTCTGCGGTGGCACTTCCGCATATCCATATTGTACCAATGTTATGTAACGTATCTATAAAAACTATCTATACTTAGATAGCATAGAGCATGTCTATAAAATCCAGACAATCATATTCATCCAACTGAGTGTAAAAAATTATTGTCCCGTCAACAAAAACTCTAAAAGTAACTGTTCTATCTCCATGGTCATATGTAACAATCACGCTGGTCAATTGCCCAGATTGTATCATATTTTCATAATATTGTGTTCCATTAATATTTGATCCTTTTAAGGAAACACCCGTAACCGTTTCTATCTTTACATCAAATCGTGCCCCTCGAACATCTGTTGATTCATCAATAATACCTAAAATATTAAACTTATGCTTCTCTAATTGCATAGGGAATCTTTTTTCAAAAATACCAGTAGCTTTAAAGGCGTCATCTTTTTTACACATAGCAATTAATCGGCGATGGGTAGGATGATAGTAAATTTCATAAGCTCCAGTTCTAACTACTTGGTCAACCTGTTCTCCTTTAACACGTGCCCTGAAATCAATTACTTCATCGGTTACAATTCGATAATTCTGGTAACCAGAGGTTGACATTTCATTTACAAAAATCCAAGTATCCAACTTTTCCTCAAAATTATTCACAATAGTCCTGTCTTCAAAATGTTGAGATTCTTTAACTAATTGAGTTATTGCTTCTTGTTGTAAAGGGGTAATGTCAAAACAACTTACACTATAAATATGAATCACCTCATTTGAATAGAAGAGCCCTTTTGGCAGTTTCTTCAATTGTATCAAATGATGACTCATTAATACATACTTTTTCCTTATAAATCCGCATATCATGTTGGCTTTTGTCTGACCCACTATTTTTCGAAACAATCGCACCAATGGGAAAGACGCATTCAAAGTGAGAAACATTTTCTTTACCAAGCCTTTGAACCATAAGTCCAAAAAAAGGGTTTTTACCATTCCTAAAATATATATCGAAGCTATATCCAGAATGTTTAGGTTTTAATATTCGTTCTATACTATTGAAGAACTCTCTTAACTCTCTAAGTTTTTCTTCTGCAGTGTTTAAAGTTACATTTAATTTCGAAATTCTGACAAAAATTTTTTTTGACGAAAAGTCACCGGATTGAAAATCATCGCATATCAAACAATTGAATATGCTAAACTCATACACTTTTTTGTCCTTCATATTTACTGTTCGTTTATAACCATCATTCTTGTACTTTTCTTTCAATATAGACTCAATTTTCTGATAAGCATCTCCGATATCTTCCAGAATATATTCAGCATTAACTTGCCAAGTTGTATCTCTCCACTTTGAAAAAATCCTCATAATGAAAAAATAATACTTTGGGCTCTTGGCGTAACAAAAAGTGTGTAGCCCGCCCAAAATTGGAACCCCGTAAATAACCAAGTATTTGATTGATTTTAAAATAATGTCCAAGGTGGTATTCATAGTAACACCTCAAAAATTTAATAAACACATTTTAGCATACGTAAAACGAATTACAACTATACTTTTTCAAATTTTCTTGTACTCTAAGTCCATAAATCGCTTAAGACCCGCGGGACTAAGCCCACGGGTCCATCATTACTGCTCCTTCTTCGCAGCACTCTTACCAGCACTATACAGACCACATGAAGTAAGACCGGAGATAATACCAAACATAACGCTTGTCTTTATATCACCCGGGAAGTATACAACACCTGCCACAATACCCAGGATAACGGAAAGAACGGGAGCCAGACGAACCGGCAGCCCGATCCCTTTCGCCATTTCAACAATACCTACTATGACCGCAACAATGACAACATCTGTGATTTCTATATTCATAGCGTCCTTCCTCCCTACTCCAAAAGTTTATAAGTCCTTTCAAATACATCTGGCTTGCATGGGTAATACTCGCCCTTAACGCCCCGTATGATGTAATCGCCGGGACAAACAACAAGCCAACTTTCTAATGTTTTACAATGCCCATGTAAAGATGTCGGATTTCCACATACTCTACAAATATTTTTGCAAACCCCGTCATGGTCAAGTTCCCGTATTTGGGCATCGGGAACATCACCCTTCCGCCACCACCGACCTGCCGATACCACAACTGGCTTTTTACGATACTTTTTCATGCTAGCCCACTCGCCAAAATGTGGTTATTCAGCCATACCAATTCGTCAACGGTTAAAGTGTGGTTTTCGATCTTAACCATCCAACCCCAATCAGTAAACTTCCCTGCGTTCCAGGCTAACCCCATATTGTCAAAAAGCTGTTTCCACTGCCAATCTTCCAGTTGTAACGTTCTATTCATGTCGTCTTCCTCTCCTTCATATGCTTGTTTAATTCGCTCTATAAAGCTTGGTATTCTTCCCTCATCTAACATTCTGTGCGGGCAGTATTTGCCACTCCAGTGCTGATGCGGTACCACATTCTCAATAGGAATACAAAACTCTTTCATTAGTTGGGCAATGACAATAGCTGCATTGTCCTCAGCCTTGTAATATCGGCTGCCGCCGGACTTAGAATAACAAATCTCTACGCCTATGGATTGACGGTTTCCTGTCCCGTTCCCGTCTCCACAATGCCAGGCGTTTCTGTCAAAAGGAATGCCCTGAACAGCTTCTTTATCGTCTACAGCAACGTGGAACGAAACCTCGTTATTGTTTCCGATCATATAACGAATCTCATTTTCTGCGGGAGCATCGTTATACGTATTGTGGAACGTAATATATTTCGGTGCCATTTTATTCGGACATTTAATTCCATATTTACTTGGGTCAACTAGCATTTCTCTGATTTCCATCATTCAACATCTCCGTCATGTTTTTCTTTTAAAATCCCTTTGATCTCGGCAATATCACTGGAAAGAAGGCTAAAAGACTTCGCTTGCTCCCGAATGACTTCCTGATTCTCGCTAATAGTCTTCTGATACTCCTTCTCCCGAACTTCATTTTTCTTCATTGTAGTAAAAAGCAGCCAGATAAACAGCGCACCAAATATCCCGGTATTTAGCGCTGTATTAAAAATTTGGTCCTCCATTCATGGTTCCTCCTGTTCATTCTTTCATCATACTTCAACTATAATTTTAAAGATTGCTAGAGGATCATATATTTTTTCACCCATTGATGAAAATTTCATTTCCATATGTCCCCTCCTGTTTTTGAGCAATAAAAAATGCGCCTCATTTGGCGCTATTACACTTCTTCTGTATATTCCAAAATGTAATCCTCCACCGCACAGCGGTAATCTGGATTCGTTATGTCCTCTATCACATACGTTTTTTTCGTTTTCGGGTTCAAACCACCGTTTACAATTCTATCGGCGCAAATCCTCACTACAATCATGTTTACCATTATAAAATACCTCCTGCTTCTTTATCGCTTGCTAATAATAAAGCATCTTCTACTTCTTTCACTTGTTGTTTCTCAGGTGTCATGGTCTGAATTTCTTCTAAGATTGGTTTTTTTGTTTCTGTATCCATTCTTACAATTCTGTATTTTGTATAGTCTATCGAACCGAAATCAAAATCAACAACATCTAATTTTGTGATGTTCTTGCGCGGTAAAACATCACCTTGCATTTCTCCTGATTGAAAAATAATCTCCCCATCTTGGTCATACAAAACTCTATTTCCAACTTGCATATTCTTACCTCCTATTCGCTTGCGTACCAAGAGCCCCATACTTTACGTTTATTTGAGTTATTTGGAGCCCTATACACGAGGACAGAGAATCCATTGTCCTGAATACTAAATGGTTCACATGTACCAATCGCATTACCAGAAAGAGAAATTGCTACTTCGTTCATTTTCCGAATGTCAAATATCTCTGTATACATCCTACAGTATTGTAGGGTACCAGGGTGTTCGTCGGCTAGTTTATACTCCATAAGGATCATGCTAGGTTTAAATTCAAGTTGATTGACATCCAAATAATAAGGTTCACCATAGTCTAGGTTTCGCCTAGGTATGGTTCCCTCTGCCCATTTCTTCCCCGTATTAATTTGTTTTATCTTTGTTGCTAAGTCTGTGAATGTGTCCTCTTTTACCGCGGGCACTCCTTGGTCAGTAATGGCCTTAGCAACTTGTTCTTTCCCATCACTGACAGAGGTAAAAAGCTCGCTAATCGTAGTTTCAACATCTTTGTACTTATCTAACGTTTCTTTGATCCCGCCTTCAATCCGGTTAAAATCCTTTTCTGTCACCGTATCATCCAATTTCCAATTTAATTTAGGTACATATGCCACGGGTTACACCTCCTCCACAAATAAGGTTTGTTTGATCACGGTATCTGAAGTAATCGGGATAAAGACCTCATTTTTACTAATCAACCCACCGTCCGTTGCTTTCACTTCAATGGTATGAATGTTTTCAACTGCTCCCTTGGGCACCATATACTCAAGATTAATTACGTGCTCATTAAGCGTCTTCTGAACGTTTTCAACTTCATATTCACCGTTCAGGACCACTTTTCCTATTCGGTTCTGAGCATACCCTGCAACCTCATTTAAAAACGAATCAGCAATCATTTCACCAGTTCCTCCTTGCCTCTCTCTGCGAATGGAGTCCGTCCGACCTTCCAGGAACCCAGCTTGGTCAAGCGGCGGATAGGAGTCATATAAATATGTTCCCCAATCCCTATCCCGTCCTGTAGGGAGGTTTCCTGGTTGTAGACTAGGTTAGCCGGCTTAATGGTATGGATCGTATGTTCCACTTCCCGAAATACCGCAGCATCACTGATTTTAGTATTGACCTTTAAAATAAACTTCTGAGGGTCCACGCTGGCCGTCGCTCGACCTTTCCCAAGCAGAAAATCAAGTCTTTCCTGCAAATACCGGATGGTAAAAGGAGGCTTGGTCGAATACCGGTTTACGATACGCTTCCGCCGGAAGTCTAGGCTTTCTTCCTGCGGATCTGCTTGGATACTTAGCTCATTCTCCCGGCGTTTAGTGGCCACTTCGTCTGAACGGAGAACAAATTGATTGTTTAATAGCCTCTCTATTTCAATTTGAAACAACCTAGCTTCTTCGTCCAGCGTCTTCATCATCTCTTGGAATTCCTTGATCTCTCGGTAGTAAGCCGGCAGCATCTCGATGAGTTTAGACAATCTGAACACCCCCAAATAAAGGGACTTCCTCGATGCCAAGTTCCAGATTGCCAGCAGCTCCGTTTAGCTGCGTTCCAAATACGTCTGCAATTCCTTGCACATTTAAAATCCGGGATTCTACCTGACTCTCCCGGATAATCAATTTCTCTTCATTCTCCCAGTTTTTTCTGAGAGCTAGAAGGTATTCCTGTACAGCGGCCTCTATGTCTGCTTGTACCTGCCCAATCGTGACACCCTTGTCCAAAACAACCGTGGTTTGGGTACTCACTGTTACAGCAGATACAGCGGCAATGGTTACGGCATGTCCAATGGGGGCCCAGCCAATGCCTTTTCCAGCATTCTCTACCGGGTCCATTTGAGTCTGAATATCCTCCACCAGTTGAGGAGAAGGCGGATTAAAATCACTCGCGATAATCGTACACTTGACCGTGCCGCCACCCTTCCAAGCCGGAAATACTTTTACTCCCCCCACGCCACGAATGGACTTGAGCTTACGCTGATAATCGGGGATATTTCCGCCAAACGGCTTTTCATTGAGCTGGTCGAAATACCTTTTCCTTAGACTTTCATCATCCTCTTCATCTTCTCCGGGAATGATAATGTCAGTTAATTCTGCGCTTGCCAAACCCTCGATAAAATCAATCGGCAGCAGCTTACCAAAGTGCTTATTTCCTATCTCTCCAGGCACTTCCGACTCTAAGACGTATTCGCCTATAGCTAGTTTCTTTATCGCCTTATAGGTCACCTTTTCGATGCTGAAACGGCTGCCTATGGGTATGTCTTTAGGATGACTGTTTGTATCTTCAAAGACACCTTTCCTTTTTGCTTTTGTAGCCGGCTCCCGCGTAACCCCAAAGTCTGAGGTGTTCCATTCCAGATACTCACCAGAGGCCGTACTGGCCGAGGACAGGTTCCAGTTCAGATCCAAATCTGCATAGGCTTCAGCTAATGAAAAAGCAATAGGGGCCAGGGCATCATAAATCACGCTGCCTTCCCGTTTGTCCACGTCGCCCGAAACCCTGTCCAGCATTCTCTTCATGATCGCTTCAAAGGTTTGTTCCTCATACAATCTCCTTCACCTCCTGTTTTTGGCTGAAGCTCCCAAATACGCTCGTTACAACGAAGGATACGGCCGCAGAATCACCAGACGAATCAAATCTAAAGTTTCCCACATCTTTTATTCGGTCATCTTGTAACAGGGCTTCTGAAATCCGTCTTTTAAGCTCAGACTGTACAAGCGCAGGAGCCTTGCCGATAAGCGTTTTAATGTCACTGCCGTATCTATCGCTGTATATGAGGTGTTCGAAACGACCTGTGTTTAGAATCTTCTTTACGGATTGTTTGACTGCTTCTAATCCATCTACAGATCCCATAATTCGTTTTTGTTCAAAATCAATCTTGTATGTCTGGCTTGACTGTTGTTTGAACTCCAGTGCTTCATTAGGTGTTAGAGTTGAGCCGGTAGGAAGCATGGTTACACCACCTTTCCAAGTATCACATAGCTATGCCCGCCTTGGACGCGAAGCAAAGCTATCCTATCTCCCACAGATAATTCCTTGGCCTGATCCAGCACAATAAGAAAATCCTCTGTGAGAGTAAAACGCTGATCTACGTTTACCTCAAGAGGACTCGTTTTGTTTATTTCTCCAAATAGAATAGCAACGGGATTCGACGTATCTACAGCACCAAGAGCAGCCTGCTTAATAATGTTCAGCATTATATCACCTTCAAATCTAACGTCATCGTATGGTCTTCTCCCTCAAACTTATGGGAACATTCGTCGATGAGGAAATACTGTTTAATCTCCAATTCCTTGATGACAATGGGAATAAAACACCCTGCACGGATTCGCAAATCTCCAATCGCATCAATCCGGATTTTTCTTTGTTCCCGGTTGTGCAACTCAATGAGGTTATTCATGATCTCCTGGGCTTGGGCGCTGTTCAATTTTTCGTCTACCTTTCTGAAAAGCTGCAGCCTTCCCCACTTGGCTATATTGGCACTATCTTGAGCGATATAAACATCTCTGCGTTTCGTTTCTTTGTTGTCCTGAACCACTTTCACCCGGTTGTATGTCTCACCATCAATGGACCTTTCATAGTCAAAATCCGTCATCAAGCTTTTATCCCCTATGACGGCATCCACTCTCATATCATTGATATTTCTGAGTGTCAGTTTACCGAAATCATCAAAAAGGACATAGTTTCTATGTGTTGCTATGAGTGTTGTATCTAAAGCTTTGCAAATGATGTCCATAAGCTTTTTGTCGTCTTCAGCCATGGGTGGGAGGACATATCCGGTATCTGCAAGTGTGCCCACAGAAAGCTGCAAATCCCCTGCAATACGCCGGATCACATCGGTAGCTGTCACACCCTTAAATACATAGGTGTCATTCGAATTTAAGTAGCGCGTCTGATCATAACAAGTGAGGGTAACTTGTTCATCTGCTCCGATGCTGATCTTGAAAATGTAACCGTAGAAAAGGTTTACACCGTTCATGCGAAACCGGATGACATCCCCATTTTCAAAACCAAAAATAGCATTCTGATACAGTCCCTTTTTGATACAAGATATATTTAATTCAGATGGCTTTCCGATCCGGGATGTCTTATAGGTGATCTCTGTTACCAACTCACTTATTTCCCAGATGATCCCGCGCTTCTTGCTGTTCATCAGGATTTCTTTAACACTCTTTTTCATGGCCTCACCTTAACCTTATGACGGATCCTACTTTTAATTTCTTGACTTGTTCATCTGTCATGTTGTTGATGTTTTGGAGATCCTTCAGTGTAGTCCCATGCTTTTGGGCGATACGGAAGAGGGTTTCGCCGGGTACAACCTTATGTGTCGTTTTGGATTCTCGCTCATCCGGTCGCCCCGTGTCCACTTGTACCCCGTTACTGGTGATGATAGCCCGGTTAGCCTCGTAGAACAGATATTCCTTCAGACTCAGCGAATATTCAATATCTCCCGGTGATCCTGCTACTTCCTTGTAAGTGAACTCTTCAATTGAAGTCGGAAGGTTAATATCAAAGGTTTCCCCAACATAGATAAACCGGATTGGGTGGATTTTGGTCAGCCACTTTTCTAGGTAGCCCACATAGTGAGAGGGTTCCAAGAGTACCGCGTCCTTTTCGACAAAGGGATAATTCATGGCCGGAAAAATGCTCTCGAACTTGATGTCACGAAGCCTTAACTCTTTAATCACATTGATTTCACCTAGCCCTACCGCACTGTAGGTCTTCCCGTTATTTCCCCCACTGATTTCAATATTCTCAGGATTTACGGGGAGTTTGAATCCTTCCTCTTGGTTGTTATAACTGAGCCAGATCCCCGTTCTCATCCATACACCCCCTGAGCAGTAGAGACAAATTCCTTCTCAAGTTTATCTGTGATCCGATCAATCATCTCATCAACCGTATATCCTTCTCCGATTGGCCCTGTCGTTACATTAACTGTCGGAGTTAGCGTAACGAAATTCTGGATACTCTTCATTTCTGCCAACTCCCGCATGACCTTCAAGTCCTCACTTGAGATATCCACTTGGTCTTCGATCTTCCCGACTTTGTCCACTTTCTTCAGCGACTTCGGCATTTTCACCTTTGGCTGTTTAGGAGCCTTGGGCATTTTCGGCTTCTTCTTTTTATCGTCACCGGAAATAGGAGCCATTTTCCCTGCCTTCGCATCCCATTTCTTGAGAATATCATCTGGATCATATCCGGGCATTTTGAAGCCTTCTTTGAGCTTCTTGGTAAAATCAAAGCCTTTTCCATAACCCGTATCAAACGAATCTTTTAGGTTCCATTGATCCATTTTGTACTTCGAAAAATCCACAACATCTTTATCGCTTGTGGGCTTTTGAGCGGTGTTGATCATATTTTGAATCATGTCTGAATACGCGTGAGGGTTATTGGTGTCAAGGAGTTCTGCCTTATCTATAGTCACCCCGAGTTTACCAAACATATAATTGAATGCATCTGCAAACTTGTTAAATCCTTTGAGTACTAGGTTAGTCGCTTCGTACATGATTTTGGTAAATCCCCCGGCAAAGTCCTCCGCGCTCCGGATCATATTGACCATATAGGTGGCGAAAGCAATAAACAAATCGTAAAATAATTTTTTTACCGCATACACCGGATCAATAAAGACATTCGCCCAAAACTCGGCGAAGGATAGAACAACATTCCAGATTAGACCAAAATGGTTTCGGAAAAAGGCAAAAAAGGCCCCAAATAATCCTGCAACAAAACCTACTATTTCCTCTGCCGTAACCCCAAAAAGAATTAGAACACCAATGATTACCCCTATAGCTAAGGCAATGCCGAACAGTACTGGATTGGCAAATAAAAATTTGGCAATAACTCCCCATACTACTTGCCCTAACTGTAGTAAAGAAGCAATGAGCGCCGGAACATATTGCAAAGCTAAAATAGCAAAAAACGCTAATATAGCAGGAGCATAAGGGGAAATGACATCAAACAGCCAAATGACATTATTGCCTATCCAGCCTATCGCAACCGCAATTCCATACAGCAAAGAGCCAAGGATGACAAAAAAGGTTTGAATCCCCTGACTCTGTATGATTTGATTAAATAAATTAATCAGCGGCACGAACGCTTGAACCGCCCATCTTCCGGCATCGGCAAACATGTTTTTTAAATTGTTGAGAAGCATTTTCCATTTATATGCCGGTCCATCCAGCATGCGGTTAAAGGCATCTTTCCCCATACTTTCAAGTTCTAAAAGCTTTTGAAAGGATTGGATAAAGCCGTCTATGTCGCCCTTTTTGGCTTTTTCAACCAGTCCTGTACTTCTGATTTTCGCTTTCCCAATATTAAACCTTTCAGAAAGAGATACTATATCTCCGGAAAGAGCTTCCTTTACAGAGAAAACCGCCCCAGCAAGCCCGTTTCCGGCAGTATCAAAGGCGTTGAGCTGTTTGGCAATCATATTGAGTTCTTGAATCTGATTGCTATTTTTCGTAGTAGAAAAAAACGAGAGTGCGCCGGTTAACGCCTCCTTGACATCCACCCCAGCTTTAATCGCATTGCCTTTGAACTTTTCAAACATCGCTTTCCCGACTTCAGCATCCCCCGTCCGGGCTTTGAACATATCCTCCATCTTCTGTTGTTCCATCGCTCCACCTATCGTGGCACTCCACAGCTTTTTCGCAGCTTCAATGCCCACATATGCGGCGGCAACGGCTTTGATGCTTTTGGCCAGATTATGAGCTTTGTTTGCTCCATCCTGTATTTTATTATTGAACTTGGACTGCGCTGCCGTGTTTCTACTGATGACCCCGCTGACATCTAAGGAAGCCTTCATGTTATGGGTACGATTGGCGGCTGCCTGCAATTTTTGTAGTGCAGAGTCAGCGGATTTCGCACCTCGAGCAAAGTTGTGAAATGGGTTAGAAAAGGCATCAAAGATTTTGAGTGATGCTGCTACAGTTGCCATACTTCACCCCCCTAAGTAGAGAAAGGCACTCTATAAGAGCGCCTTACCCACTGTTATTCTTTCATTTTGTCTCGCAATTTCTTCTCTTCTTTCACGCGCATATCAATCATCTTGTAGATGGCGGCTTTTTCAAAGCGCGACATTTTGACTAACTCATGTGGCAAAATATGAAGTTCATGGAGGGCGTAGTAAGCATAATTCGTCTCACCATCGCCCTCTTCCATTAGTTTTTTATTTCTTCTTTTAGGTCTTCGATGTCTTTATCAAAGCCGTTGATCTCCTGTACTTTTTCAATCAGATTGGCATACTCCCCAGGGAGCAGCATCCTGCGTAAGAGGTTTTCAGCCCCCAATGTTCCATAGGACTGCTGCAGTTCCACATTCTTTAAATCTGGGAAAACAACACTAGCTACCGCCAGTTTCGCCAAGTAAAGCTCATTATTGGTTTCTGTCGTATACATGCCATTTTTAGATTTTACTTTTCTTGTTGCGGACTTGCGGATCTCTTCATTCTCGGCTTCGGTCATGCTGCGGATTTCCCACGGTACAGGTTTTCCGTCTTTATCCTTAAATCGATCGGATACCACGACCTTCTCCGTAATGGCTTCGCCAGCCTCTTGGGCAAAAAATGCTTGTAATCCTCCACTCATTGTTTTTCAGTCTCCTTTTTTTAAAATTAGTATAGGGTTGGTTTTTTGAACGAATCGATAATATCTACATCATCGAAGGTGAAGCTGACTTCTTCGTCTAAAGCATCACCCTCTATATCCAGTTTAGCTATGATCACTTCGTCTAAGTTGACGTTCTTTAAAATGACGGTTTGGGCTCCTATTTCAGATGCCGGGTCCTCATTGGTGATCATGATATCAAAGTAGGTATCTTTTCCCGTTTTGATGTAATCCAGCATAAGCTGGCGGAATGTTGTGGTGACATAATAAAGGGTCATTTTCCCCTCGCCTGACCATCCATTCGCTTTGTGCTGGTCGCCACGTTTTCCCAGTGTACGAATTTCTTTTTTATTTTTTTTGACAGTCACCTCAATGCTTTTTACGTAAAACATTTCTTCTGCTCTTCCCTTGATGGTTGCATATGCGCGTCCCTCTTGTCCGGAAATGGCATCTGCTGCTTTCATCCAAGACATATCATTTCACCTCTACTTGCATATAGATTTTTTCGATGGCATCCACCGGCTGTATATACACGTCCACCGTCACGCTGTCTGAATCCTTGCCGGGTTCTACAGTTACGTCTTTTTGGGCATCGAAATTTTGTAATGCGTTCATACCTTGATACAACTCCAGCAGCCGAATGAGTTCTTGTTTAAATAGGTTTCTTCCATCTGCGTTGTTATCTACCTTACCGATATACTGGGTTTCATAGATTCGTTTGCTATCGTTGGCAATGCCATCCAGCGTACGAATGACCCGGTTTTTGGTAAAGTGTTTACGCTTTTTCTCTGTGTAGGAGACAAAACTATTGATATCCTGTTCTACAATGACCCGGTCGTTGCTGTATGTGAAGACAAATTCACCGGCTGTTAGTGCTTCTTCAATCTGCTTATTTGTCAAACGCGGATAGGCATCCACCGCACCCTCATAAGACTGGTAGGTAAGGGATTCGTTCGCCCCTGCTGAAGCTGTGGCGGCTGCCGTCCAAACCGTAGCTTGAGCCGCATCCAGTTTTGTGCCATCCTCCAAAACGACTCCGTTTTTAACGGTGATAACACCCTCGTAGTCGGCTTTGTAGTTGGCAACTACAACTTGTACCTTTCTGCCCTCCTCTTCCCTCCAGCGCTTTATCTGAGCGAGAACAAGAGGGTTTAACTTATGGCTCTCCTGCCCTTCATAAGAAATGGAGATCGCATTGAATTCGTGGGCATCGATTGCCGTCAAGAAGTCTACATAATCTTGATATGAGGCATTTCCGTCTGCACCACCCGTAAGGGGGACTCCTGCTGTTTCTGTTAGTGCAGCATCTGGCGTTTTTGTAGTGAATTGCACCCAACCATTCGAAACCAAGTCCCCAGCAGTAGAAGCCACTTGTCTGTGTACTTCCTCATTGGCCACGAAGGTCCTCACCTTAAACTTTGTTGGGTCATCTATATTCGCTTCTACACTGACCTTGATATCGTTTCCTCTTACCCCGCCATACTTGGCTTGTAGGGTCACATCCCCCATAGAGGCTTGAGCTTTTGTTCCCTCTGCTAACCGGTACAGTTTCACGGTCTTAGCCCGTTTGAATGCCTCTTTTACCAGCAGCATCTCTGGTGCGGTGATATCGTACCCCAGAAGTTCTTTTACATCGTCCCCAACATGGATGGTTAGGACCTCTTTTGCCTGTCCCCAGCCTAGCGTAAGTGGAATTGCAACGGTGCCGCGTTCCCCAACTGCCGTCATCGACTTTCGTTCGGACGCTGTATTGATATATACCCCAGGTCTTACTTTGTTCTGGTTCTCCCAAGTTCCACCTGCCATTTACTTAACCTCCTTCTCCAGTAGTTCCTTGATCATGCTCTTTGCTTGTTCGATTGTATAAGCCCTGTCCTCTTTTAAAACAATGGACAAAATATCTTTTTCCGTCGTTGTAAATTGTTTGGACTCAAGGAACTGCCCTTTGGCATATTTCTGTTCGATTTTCTTACTCAATGATATGTCCCTCCTGCTCTAATCCTTGCAGCTTTGTGCCAGGCGCTTTTGGTTTGATGACATGGTAATCAAATGAAATGAAAAAATGTAAAATATCGTCCACAATCTCGCTACGCATCCCGGTTCCCCGGACTGTGTGTTCCCCAACTTGTATATACTCCATGCCTTCATAGAGCGTCTCTGCTACCTCGTATGCCTCTTCATAGTTTGATGCGAAGTAATGGATATCCAAGAAGACACATCGCTTATAGCGGCGGTCTAACTCCCTATTCTGGGCTGTATCCAGTACCTTGACGAAGAAGCGAACATTCTCTAACCCTTGCCGGATCTTCTCATCGGAAACCTTCTCATCCGGGTATAGCGTCTTTAGCTTCCGGATAACCCCATCTTTAACTTGATTCATCCTATCAGCCCTTCGAGGAATTTTGTGAACCTCTTTTCAAGGTACTTAGGCAGCTCCCTTTCGATCTCTTTCATGGAAATGGTCATCATAAACCGGCCTTCCACCCATCCTTTCAGGTCTCTAGTCCGATGCCCGTACTCTACAAACGAGCCGTAATGGGTTTCATTAGATATTTCGACGACATACTCATTCCCCATCTTCTGTACACTTCCCACTTTCCAGTTTCGCCTTAATTGACCGGTCTTGCCTACAGGTGTGCGTTTTTTGATTTTTCTATCTGCCCGCATCGCCATTTCGAGCAAAAAGTCCGAAATAAAGCGCCCAATCAGATCACTGTTGGACACTTTTTCAAGGTTTTTAGCAAAATTCGTGAGTTCTGAAAAGTCTACATCTCCCCATTTGGCCATTAGGCATAACCCTTTCTTTGTAAGGATACTTCCTGGTGGGTTGGGTACAGGAACGGCTCTCCGGCAGTATACTCTTTTTCACCTGTTCCCCGTCTTACTTTCACTACATCCCCTTGCTTTATATGCAGATCAGGTGAAATAAACAGTTTGGTTTCATAGGAAATTTTGTTTTCCGCATCCGTCTGAGTGTTCGCTCCCAAAGCCCGTTGAGAGATGCGGCAAGGTTGATTCTCATACACCACCACCGGTGCAAGATTCGTACTTCCATTGGGCTTCGTTACTTCCCGGAAACCGCTAATCGTAGCCTGGTCTTCATACATTTTTTCAATTGTTTTACGATGCCTAGTATAGCTGGCCACGCTACCACCTCAGCTTTCGATGCTGGTTCAAGTCCACCCGGTAGTTGGTGACAATGCTTTCAATCGCAGACTTTGATGTATGTGTCACTTCCGAACTATTAGACGAGTTAACCGAAGTATCCCCAATCTTAATGGACTCTCCACGGTATGTGGTTGCATCGATTTCATCCAGAGTTGCTAATTCTACACGAACAACATCGACCACCATTGAAGCCCAAACGAATTTTAAGGCATCCGGCACGTGGGAGAGATGGCAGTAACTTAGAATACGGTGTTCGATTTCGTCGATATAGGTTTCTATCAGTGGTTTCAAGGAATCATTCGCAAGTCCTAGGCGCATTTTGACGATAGACCAAATATCCACGGTAGCCATGAGAGATTCCCCCTTTTTTCATCTTATTACTCCTCCAAACGAATGACCTTCTCATTTACAAGAGTGGTATAATCGCCATCTCGAACATCCGTTCGCTGTCCCGCATAATAGATATTTCCTCGATATTTCACATTTGTAACCCATTGGACTTTTACCAATTGTTCTTTTTGCGACGCTTTTTTTGCCGTTGACTGCTTCTTATCTGTCTCTACTTCCTGTTCTTCCGCCTCTTTTGCCGTTATCTCTTGTTCTCTTTCCTCTGTCTGATCCGGTTTTTTAGCCATCTTGTTCCCTCCTAGGCGACTTTAGCAATAAAAATTTGGTCAATGGTTTCAAACGAAGGCAGGACAATCTCGGAAACAATGGTTTCGACGTTCACCGGATGTGGCTCCTTTATAGTCGTGATTGCTACGCCCGTATTGACAATAGATACATTTGCCGCAGTACTTCCCGTCATCAGGTCAGATTCTTCCGGCGTTGTGCCGTAGTACGTATTGCCTAATGTACCATCCGGAATCAGAGTAAAATAGCCATCAGGATAAAACAGGTGCATGCTTCCGTCTTGTAAGGCAAACTTTTTGTTATAGACGGATATTTTAACGCCCAGTTTCGTTTCCAGGTATTGTTTCATCATGGCATCCGTCATGATAATATTTTGCCCGCCTAACGGATTCATGTCCTTTCGAATAGCCACGTTTTGTAGGATGTAGTTCCATGTCTTACGCGTGCAAATGGCGTTTGTGGGACGAACCCCTGTATCATCCTCGACTGTGTCCTGCCATGTTTTAATATCTCCAACAATGTCGGCCTCTGGATGACTCCATTTATCTGTGTCAGTCGTTAATGTGATTTTGTGGCCACTTGGCATTTTGTAGTCATATTTGTAGGCTAGTCTATTGGCTTCAATTTCAATTTTTCCAGATGAAAGTAACTGCATAATCATCCGTTCAGGGACGACTTGAGCACCATTAATGAGTGTTGTCACGTCATCGTAAATAGCGTTAATGACAGGCATAAGCAGTGCCTCATTTTGTGATGCGGCTAGCTTATTTAATTCTTGACGATCTTTCTCCCCAATTCGCATAGCCTCGCGAAAAAACGGCATCTCCGTATCAATTTTGCTAAATCCGATGCGATCCCGCAGAGTTGCCTTTGCATCAAATTCAGACGGCATTAAGGCAACGGGCAGCCCACGGGAACCCTTTATCCAACTCAGGTCTAACCCAAGTTGTTTCTTCGGCGGAAACAGCGTTCCTCCCAGGTACGGGATGGCGTTTGAAGGGGTTGCAAGGTAATAGGTTGCAATATTCTTCGCGTTTACAAGATCAAAAATATTCATGTTTATCATCCTTCCTTAGGCTAAAAATGTGATTTGGTTTAAGGCTGCTTTTGTTGCGTCATCCGGCGGTGTGGGAATTTTGGTCGAATCGATGAAGCCATGAATAATCATAGCTCCTGATGCAGGACCATAGGTTACGTCAGTATCATTCATTACGATTCCTTCCGCATCTGCCCCACTTGCTTTTTTGGCAAGTTTAGAAGCATCCTGAAGAACTCCACCTCCCAGAATAGTACCGGCAGGGATTATTTTTTTGCCCTCGGAATTTGCCTCTACCCCTGCGTCGTCTAGCGTAACCGCAACAGCGACATAGTGATCAGGGAATTTTAGGATGTCTTTTTTATTGCTAAACTTCGTTTCAACGAATTTCATTATTCTGGCCTCCATTTATTCAAAATAAGATAATCTGGCTTTTTCCAAACTCTCATTGCTTTTCGCGAAATCGGCGACTCGTTTACCAAAGTCTCCGTCATGGCCGCCTTCGCCGCCTTTACCATTCACGCCATCGGCAGGACTTGCTCCTTTAAATCTTGGCGATGTCTGATCGTTTTGGACAAACAAAAAAGCCTTGCTTTCCTGCAGGGCTTTCACCTGGTCATCCAAACCACTTTTAATTGTACCGTCCTCATTGACCTCAATTTTGGATTTATCCAGCAGAGTTGCAATCAAATCCGGGTCGTGAGCTTTTCCTGCAAGTGCCAGTTTAATGGCGGTACTCACGGTCATATCCTTGATTTTGGCTTGGTATTCTGCATCTTTGGTTTGGTTTTCACCTTGTAACTGTTCAATTTGCTTTTTTAGCTCTTCGTTATCTCCGACGTTCTTTTTCAGTTCAGACAATTGCTTGTCGCGGTCTTTGATCTCAGTTTCCAACTGCTTTTTGGCTTCATTGACTTCATCAAAACGATGTTTAGGGATGAAATTCTTATAATTGTCCTCGACACCTCCCACAATTAGTTTTATTTGTTCCTCAGTCAAGTTCATTCCTTCTAATAATTTCTTTAAATCCATGTATACCACTCCATTCACTTTTTACCCGGTCGTGTCCGGTAGATTAATCAACAAATTGTTTGTACCATTCTTCATAGTTCAAATCGCCGGGAACATAGTAGGTCTTCTCGTTCTTGCCCTTTGCTGCTCTGACACCTGCCTCATCATCAAAAAACGCTACCGTAGTACTTCGGCAGCGCGGATGCAGAGGTGGGAAATTTATTCCTTCTTTTTTGTCGGAAAGCAAAAACACCTTTCCATCCATATGACGGCATACTTTAGAAGTCCTTCGGTCTAAGGTAGCCAAGAATTCGTATTTTTCAACCACACCACTTGCCTTATATGAGTCAAATGTAGCCTGACTCACGATATGGGCGCTCTCTGTCTGAACAAGCCTTGCGGCATTGGAAAAGGATACCTGCATCCTTTCGGATAGTGTACGAGCCGTCTTATTTACGTTGTCTCCCCTGATTAGAGACTGTGCTAGGTTGGTATCTAGCTCACGAATCAATTTAGCTTTATTCGTCCATATTCGCTCGCTGTAATTAGCGCTCAACCACTTATTCGATATGATTTTCCCGGCAGCCTCGGAATCAATTTTAGCAAATGTAACCCCAATGCCGGTTCCCTTTTGGATCTCATAAAGCGTCCTATAATACGTATCTGTATAGGTGTCACCAAGCAGATCCCCTGTTCCTTTTCGGCTGCTTTCAGCCAACATTTCTATATGATGTCTGAGTTGGATCTGCAAGGCTTCCAAACGGTTTATGCGGGTCCTGTAATACACATTGTTTAATTCCTTTGTCCATCTATGATCAGCATTATCCTTTGCCTTGGCTGTGAACTCTTCAAGCGTCATACGGAATTCTCTCAATTCCCCGGCATCCAGAAGCTTTTTCGCCTCGGCATAGCTGATTTCATTGTTATCTGCGAACCTCAAATAAAATGCTTCGATGTCCCTTTGCATGGAGTTCCAAGCCTTCGCATACTCCTTTTTGAGCCGGTTCACATATCTATCTGCTTTCCTAAACTGCCTTGATCCTAGTTCCTCGGAACGTTTGCGCCAGTACTCCTGAGACTTCATTCATGTTCACCCTCCGGCTGATGTTCTCCTAAGCCAGGATAAGATTGTTCCTCAAATTGCTTCATGTCTTCTTCTTTTTCGCTTTTGAGCCGTTCTAACTCATCTTGGGCATTCGTCACCCATGGATGGTTGGCTACAATCGTTTCATCCGATATAACGCCTTGGCTATCTTTTGCATTCGTGATGGCTTCGGTCTCATTAATCAAGATGTCTCGATTAAAAATAAAATCTACGGACTCGCCAGTAAAGTCTTTCCCCGTTGTGTTGTAAATATGGGCATTAATAAACCATAACAACTGTTCCAGGGATGCTTGAAATTCTGTTTCAAGGATGTTCGCATCCATGTCCAGATCTGCATATAAAAAGCGCAATGCAACACCGCTTTTATCTCCTCCAAATTTTTCAGATTGGGTATCCACACCACGCCCAAATTCGTAAATATCTTTCCGGTTTCGGTTCATGTGGGTTTCGTAGGCTTCCGTATTAATTGGGAGAGAAATTGTATCGACACCGGAGTTTTTCTCCGTATCATCAATTTTGATAATACGGAATGTAGATAAATTCTTCCGGATTTCCCCTGACTCTGTACCACCAAATCCTTTTACAACATAAATACTATCGGGCAAGTCTTCCAGGTTGTTGGTGTGATCAGATTTTCTTTCGTCGTAATCATCGACCAGCGACTTAATTAACTCAATGAGCGGTTGTTCTTCATCATTATATTTGAAACAAATGAACGGAACACGCTCCCAGTTCATCGGTTTTTCGGTTCCGTTCTGGCTAACTAATTGAAAATGGGAATCTTCAGCACCTGCCTCCACATCGGGTACAAGAGAACCTTGTAACACATACCTTTTTACGCCGTAACTATCCCACCATTCTACCTTTGTCACGGTTGTTCGCCGTGAGCCTTCGTAAACCTCCACCTCGTACGTCCTTATCATGGCATCCAGTTCAGTATGTGCAGCATCTCGCCATAATGGGATGCATTGTTCTGACGGGATCTTTGCGAATAATAGGTTTCCCTCCATGTCATAGTAGGGATGTACCCAGGCAATTCCTTTATTGATGCTCTCTTTCCCAACGTTTTTGATCAGCCGAAGTAACGGACTTCCGAAAAAGTCCGTAAGCAGTTCTAAATACTCCTCATTGCTCGTTTGTATACTCATGGGCTTTGATAAGAGATACCCCACCTTTTGATCAACAAGCTTGCGAACAAAGCCATTAACCAGTTTATTATTGGCCAAGTTCCCCACTATTTCTTTACATCCATTTTCCCCAATGGCGGTCCGTTCGCGCTTTAATATGTCTGTTTTATTTTTATAGTAACGCTCCCCGGTCATCATCCACTTTCTTTTTTCGGACGTTTTCCACGCGCCCATTTCCACCTGAATGATTTGTTCCAAGGACATTCTTGCCTTAGCTCCATCCCGCAGTATGTTTGTAATTTCTTGCATTTCTGGTGACATCGTTTCCACCTTTCCTACTCAAATGAATAGCCACTTTTTAGATCGGCTACCTCGTAATCATCTAGTGCATACCAAATAGCAGAAAACGTATGAGGATCAATATTGAACTCATCCGGTAGGATTCTGCCGTTTTTATCTGTCTTATAGGTTAAATATTTGAGTTCTCTGATAGTGTTCGGGCATTTCTCAGAGCAAACAATCTTTTTGAACCGTTTTATCTTCTTTGTATATTGCAATCGAGAACCTGGGAACTTCTTTGCTGGACGCATATTAAAGCCTTTTTGCCTGAAATACCGTATGGTCTTGGGCTCAGCACTATCTGCTTTTATGAGTTCTTTCGTTCTTGCAAACTCTTGTAATGCTTCGGCTGTCCGGTCATCGGTCATCTGATTCTTATAATATTCCCAGTAAATATAGAGAATTTTTTGTTCGTGATCTACCGCCAGCCGAACCACAGCGTTATAGGAATCCTCAAATCCAAAATCCATTCCAGTTCGTTCAATCGGCTTTCGTATACGGGAAATTGCTTCTATGACTTCATCGTGAGGAGCTACCTCAAATTGAGGCAAAACTCTCACTCCATTCACACCAAAACGACCTTCCCTAGCAATGCGGTAAAGGTCTGGGTCATAGGCTTTTAGTTCATCCAGTTGAGAAATATAACTTTCGGGTAAGAATAAGTTATCTTCAGCTGTTGAATGATGATAAAAGGTATCGTTTTTGACAATGGTGCGTTTTTCGTATAAATCTGTGTCTTCAAGCACCATGTGGTTCTTTAATTCATCTTTGAAAAAGTGTTTGAATGTCCAGTTATCCTCACCTACCGGATTCGTAGATAGCAACATATGCAAGTCCAAGGTAGGATGACGCAAACGCCCAAGAAGCTCCTTAAACCCTTCATATTTAACTTCGGAACACTCTTCAAGCCAAACAATAGACACGTTGTGAATGGACTTAAGTTTAGCCGGCTTATCCATACCTTTGAATATAATCTTGCTGCCATTGGGAAAACGCACTTGCATGGGGGACGTTATAGGTCTTACAGTCCCATCCAGTCCCAAATCCGTTATGATTTCCTCTAATAGCGAATACGTAGAGTCTCTATGAGTATCGTATACCTCACGAACAACCAAAGCCGTCCGTTTTTCCTCTAATAGTTTGAGTATTAACTTTAAGGCAACATGATAACTCTTAGACGAACCGTATCCACCGACAAGGAAATAAAACTTGTGATTCCAATCGAAAAGGAAATCTTCAAAGTGAGGGTTAACCTCTTTTTCAATCATCCGGCTTCACCCTTGCACGCTTAATCATAATTTCAATAGGCTTGTCATGATCCTTGGTTGCTTTTTGTTCAAGCAATGCGATCTCGCCTTTCAATTTGTGAATGCGGAGCCGTTGTTCCTCATCCCCCTGCCCAACTCGAATCATGTCTTCATACTGCTTGATTAAACTTCTCAGGGTAGACATAGCCCTAGATTGAGCTTGCAGAAACGTAGCTTGTTTGTCCCACGCGTGTTGTATCTCGTATTCTACTTCGGTCATGGTATCAGACGTTTTTTTCCTTTTGAGGACCTTTGTTTCGTCGTCCTTGTCCACTACGAACATAATCCGCTGTGCCCGGACAATGGCTGTATACTGTATGGTGATTTGATCCCAAAGCAGGTCAAGCGGAGAACGTTCTGAAATCTGCTCCATGATCTCCATCGTTTCCTCGGGAAAGTACTTTCGAAAGAAACCATGTGTCACGGCGTTAGCATTTTCTCTAGGAGGCGCACCTCCACGATTTCCCACAGCGTTTTTGTTTCCTGTTGGAGCGCCGCCTTTTGGCTCAGTTTTTGTAGTACTACATTCACCTGTTTGTAGTACTACATTCCACTTATCCCTACTTTTCCAGTTGCTGATGGTCTTTTCCTTCTCCCCCAGCATTTCAGCAATTTCTCGGTTTGTTATGTTACCAGAACGTTTAAGCCAAATCTTCAAAGCCTTATCTCGGTTCGGACTTCTCGCTCTTGCCATCTATTTCACCTCACCCACCTCCCAATTTGTATTGAGTTTGTTTTGTAAAAAATGAATCTTACATCCTTAAGAACGCAATCATGAAGTATACGACTAATCCTGCTGCGGTGGCACTTATAGCATTTACTATTCTGGTACTTACATTTTCACCCCAAATGACTCCTGCCGCATTTAACCCAGTTTTGAGTGAGTAAACCACCGCCAGTATCCAAGCTAAGACAATCATATGTCCACCTCCTTTGGCAAATAAAAAAAGCCACCCATAGTGGCTAATTTGTAAAGACCTCACCAACTGGTCTCCATAAACTCAACTCATGAACCAAAAACCGGAACCATTCTTTATCTTTTGTCATTAACGCTAGTTCAATCATATCCGGTATATCTTCCGGACTAAGGATGTATTCAATCGGCCATATATCCTCCTTCGGAACTGTAATTACCTCCAATGCTCTAGGCCCGTGTAATGTTGTGGTTGCTTGTATCTTCACCTCTGACTCTGAAATCCTAAGAATAAACCCTCTTGTGATTTCCCCTTTGTATGCTAAAGACACCCAATCCCCGACATGCATCGTTTCTTCAGCTCCTTTTCCGTTATTTTCACCGAAACTATTTCCATTATATTCCGTATCGGTGTATAAAAGGAGGTGAATAATCCCATGATGTCCTATCAAATAACCCATATCCGTCTTTCTAGTCCTGCCACATCCTCCGAACACATCACACATGTCAGATTGTCCACAGGACAAGAGCAAACGGTTGCTGATGTAGTTAAATCTATTGATTCTAAATGTGAGTATTTTTACACAACTTATTTTGAGTCAAGAGTAACCGTCGAGAGTGTTCATCCTGTTGGGCGACCTGCATACATTCGTACCAAGGGAAACTCCTTAACCAGGGATAACTTATTAAGTCTGCCACGATTCTAATTCCTAATACCACTCGTTAGCTGCGGGTGGTATTTTCTATTCCTTGGAGAGATGCTAGGGGTATAATCATTTCCAATCTTCAAACATTTAAGGTGAACTTGAAATAAACTATGTTTAGAAAGGTCATACTATAACTACGCCGCCCTCAACTTACCACCTCAAGAGATTCCAAAAAATTCTCGTCAGCTAACAATCCAAATTGAGGGCGGTACAGTTTTGTATAATCCGCTCAAGATTTGAACATAATATAGTTGTCGTTCTCTACGCCCTTTCTCTCGAGAAAAGCTTAGCTGCGGGCGCTGCCGGATATCAAGCTTACCGCGTAGAGAACGCATACCCAAGGTATAGAGGGCCGCCTACCTCTCGGCCCTCTTTTTTATTTATCGAACCACCACAACCCGCGTATTGCCAACAAAATAGTCAAGCGTAAACGATGATTAACAATGCGGTATCGCCCGGCGATAAGCCTGCCACTCGGATAGCGAAAATAAGGACCGCCGCAAACGCGATTATAAATATGCCAATGAGTACTGACGCAGCTACGGTTAATTTATTTACGCTCAACGTACCGGAAAGTAAAGCCCATCATCAATAAAAGCCCGAATCAAGTCCAGATAAACCTGTGTTTCACTATTGCCATAGAACATATAACCACTTGGTGTTTCGCTTCCGTGTTCTTTGGCACGAAGATAGCCGCGATAGTTAAACTGCTCCCCGTCCTTACTTCGTTTGAATTCGCCTTTATCGATGTCAAGCCTTTGGTCATACCTAATAAACGTATATGCGATTGTTTTAATATCGTCTCGCACCTGCGCTTTCAACGCTCTATCGACATATACTCGACTAGCCCATACGGGATTTTCCATTCTTACGACCTCCTAACGTCGATTATTTACGGTAAATTTACGAGAAATTAGCGCATTTCTCTTCGAAGAGGACTGTTATGTCATTCGGAGAGGAAAACGTAAAAAAGCACCTGCTAGAGTGCTTTTTAAGAGATTTCTTTAGGAATTAGTTTTTTATTATACAGAAATGCCGCATCCTTAATCACATTGAAATCAAATCCCACTGTTCCTCTTGCTTTATTTATACTGCGATTTTTTTTACTTGCTCGATGTGTTTTATTTATAGACTTTTTACTTGCGACGACTTGCGCCTGCTTCTCCAACAACAGTTCTATAAATAAGCCCACAATCAAAGGAAAATTTGTAATAGGAAAGACCACGAGCCTGAGCACAAATGTACGTTCCTCTCGCATATATCTTATTACTGATATCGTGTGTAAACAAATTATTATGAAGGGGAGCAACAGGACAGGGAGAAATGAGCGTCGAGCTATTCGCACCCCATTCTCCATAAATTTCAGGTAGGTTCCGAGCACTAACCCACCATAAATTAAAAAAGAAATGTAGGCAAATACCAACATCAAGATCCCCTCCTTAATCAACTTTCTAAACTTCGCCCCTTATAATGTTCTACGCGCTCTTCAAACGTAATAGTACTACTCTGTTTTTTTCTTTCAAGGTTTCTTAATTCTTTACGGAACTCCTTCTCCTTTGGAGTACTGTACACAACCCAGTCTATGACACCGAGAAAAACCCAAAACCCACATATCAACCAAAAGATTTCAAGAGGTAAGGTATTTAATAACATATGCTCAGTTTTAACTTCCGTTACTCCATTGTTATTTTTGGAAAACAACTCATGAAGCATTAGAGCAATCGAGGCCATACATCCGAATATCGAAGTCCACATCCCCACCTCTTTCAGAATTTTCCCGATACGCGAAGCAGACAACATATTAAAATACTCAAACGCAAATGGTAATAGGAAAAGTATAAATGACCCGCATGTTGCCGCCACTGAAACACTATTCATTAATGTTGCTCTTAAAACAACATAAGAGACTACAATGTACCCTAGCCTAAATCCAAAAAACTTGTCCATTGTTTGCCGCCTTTATACTATGTTTACCCTATTTTACCACAGAACAAACTATTATGGAATATTTTCCCTTGCGTATTACTGTAAAAGGGGTCGCACCACTCGGCCCTCTTCTTAACTGCGTCGCAATTCACTTATATTTAAGCAACAACTTCCCAATCTTCAGAGAACAACTCAATCATCGTTTCTTTCCAAGGGACTCTGCCAAATTGACTCTCGACGTATAAATACGGTGCCGTCATCTTGCTATGTTCATCAGGATATTGAGCCTTGATCACCACGTCAGGTCGCCATTGTGGTAGCCTCATACCTTTTCCTTTCTTTACTTCCTCAAACGCTTGTCCGAAATTCATCTTTCATCCACTCCTTCATAAAGCAAAAAAAGCCATGCCTTTTGGCATAACTCAAATTACCTATCTTTTACAAAAGTCTTCTGCACCCATCCAACATTCTTCTGCCCCGTTGTCCCAATCAACTCGAATATCATGTTCCATGAGACCACTAGGAAGTTCGGCTGACTCTATATCAATCACCATGCCTGTATCTCCGCTAAAATGTCCCCCGTCTTCGTAACTGCTTGAGATCAATTCGACTTCATCGCCAATTTCAAAGGGCGGCTTTTGAATCTCTTCGATAGCCCTACACATTTCCCCGTAGTAACCACCAATGGCCCGTTTAACAACTTCAGGAACATCAGGATTAGCATTCAACCAAGCTTTCAATTCAGCCATTGTTTTTCGCATTCCTTTGATTAAATGTTCCATGTTCTAATCCCCCCTTTTTTTATTTACTCACTACAATTTGTGTAAAGAACATCGCAATCCAAAACAAAGCCAGCAGGATATGATAAATTGCCCTAAAAACATCATTCGCCTGATATTTGTTATAAGATACACCTGAATGATACGCCGAAGAAAGGCCAAAAAATATCATGCAAATATATCTTACTACCGTCATGAAATCCACGCCACCCACCCCTTTATTCAAAAATAAAAAGCTGCACCTTTTGGCACAGCTCATTTAACAGTTACAATATCTTCACCTTTTAATTTATACGAACAACAAAAAGGACATTTAACGGATATGTGTTCGTGTTTCCCTTTATGGTTTGCTTTTAAACAGAATTCAGCATCGCAACACTTGCAAACTAACATGACTAATTCCATAGGCATAATTTAATTCCTTGCGATGGCGGCGTTCGCCCACATTACTGCTTGCTCTAAATTTGTTAGGGCCAGTGACTTTTCCCGGCTGTTCGGGCAACTCTCGTCAATCAGATGGGCAAGCTCCTCCGCTTTTCCTCGGATTGATGTATATTTTTGGGTCTGTCCTTCTTTTAGTGCGTGGTATTTAAAGTTGTTTTCTATTTTTGGATTCATTTCGTTACCTCCAAAATTAAAATATAAAAGAGAGGCACCAGAATGGGTCCCTCTCTTTTTGTTCCATGTTATAAGTATAACCTATAATTAACCTAATGACTTATAGTTTTTTTAAATAAATTTGAAATATTTTTTAAACTTTTTTGAAACCTCCCTCTTTTTCTACCTGAATGTTCAGAATGAAGGCTAATTTGTAAAATGCTTTCCAACGGATCCGGTTATAGGTCACATGACTAATAGGCGGATTAAACACTTGATTATACACGTAGTAATCATAGACATAATCGTCTTTCATGTACCTAGCCTCAATCAATAAACGTTCTTTCGGATGAAGTCGGCTCACAGCCCGTTCTATGTGTTCTATAAACGCTTTTCTTTTTGCTGGTGTGTCTACGTTATATAGGGCTACATCTGCTGTACTATCGCTCGTCACATTTGTAGGTCCGTGAAACCTTTCTTGATAAGAAGCTGTTATAGATGGTGTTTTTTCCTCAAACATAATAGCCTTATACATGCGATATTTTTCTAAGGTTGCTTCTACGGCTTCCTGAGTCTTCTTACGATCCAATTCCGGCAGTTCAAATGTGATTTGCTCCATATGCCTCACCTCTCTGCTGCTTTTGTTTTACATCTGCTATCTGACCTAGATCCAACGTCAATTGTTCATATGTCCCTCCACATCCCTTACAAAGATAGCCGGTAGATGTCTCGACTAACTCACTTGCACAATCCGGGCAGTTCACTTATTGTCACCTGATCCAATGTACTCACTCACCAACTTTTCCAAATTTTCTTTGAGGTGTTTTAGTTCAGCCTCCGCTGCATCAGCCCGGGCTTTTTCGGCGTGGTACTTCCTCCTTAGAACTTTCCTTACTCTTAATATGCCGTTAACAAAATGTCGTTCCTGTTCTAACTCCAACTGGATAGCCCTATTGTCCTGAACAAGCTTCTCAATACCTCCTAACACCATAATGCTCGGTACACCATTCTGTGGATTTATTACCAAATTGTATTTATCAGAAATCCCTTCCATATTGGGAAATGAATTTGGATCTGAGAATATATGATTACACCATGGACATTGTTTTAGTTTGTGATTGACTAATTCATAGAATGGCTTCCCACAATTGTTACACCTGCACTTACTTGTAGGAATTGGCATATTGCTTGCTTTACTCATCCCCTGCACCCCTTTCCCATACTTCCATGCTCAGACCAGCCTCAATATCAGCCATAGTTAAAGACTCAGTTTCAGTTGAATCTAGCACGACTTCTATCAAATCATTCTTGACAGATTTAACGAGAGCATACGTATCCCATTCATAGCCTTGACTGTCGGTTCCATGTAGGTATATGGCTTTTCCGGCTAGTTTTCTATCAAATACTGTTTTATTCATCCGTTCTCATCCCCTTTTGTTTTGGTAGGGAGAAGGCTGGTGCCCTCTCCTTTATTCCTCCCAATAGTTTGTTGGATCAAAAACAATTTGACCTTCAAAATATTTCTCTAAACAACCAGTGCAAAAGTGGTATTCTGTTTTTCTTGTTTGCAGATGTAAAATTTCCTCTTTGAATTGTTCACATTGCTCGCATTTTCCGTTATTCATAATTTTCATTTGTTCTATTCCTCCTTAATATCCTGTTGATTGCCGTTCATGGTTGATTTGATTCTTTTCCAAGTAAGCTTGCTCTATTTGTTCTGGGCTGAAGCCAAGCCGTTTACCAAGGTTAACAAAACCAACAAATGCGAATTCAAAAGCCCTTTTTCTAACTTCTGGGTGTATGTGTAATGCCAGCCATCCCACATGTTGTAATAATTCTATAAAAACATATACCAAAGGACCTTCTTCTAGATTTTCGGCATGAAGGTGTATTAAATCATCCAACGGATATTTAATCTGCCTTGCAACGGAAAGGAAGAAATGTAGGCAATCTACGTATTCCATCAGCATCTTGTATGGAACCTTTTTCACAAAATGCGGGTAATCTTCAAAATCTGGTATATACTCTCCATTACTCGCTGCATATTCAGTTTGTGTCATATCCCAGCAAGCTTTGCACATTGATGCTCCTGCATTAGCTAAAAATGGACTGGGTCTGGTATAGTCAACGTCTTCGCCACAGTAATCACATACCTCTGTTTCAACTTCTGGGGTTTGACGATGGCTCCAGTGCTTGAACCCGCGCCATTCATTTGCCAATTCCGCGATTTCCACCTGTAACGCAAGCACCGTATTCGGTAGCAAATCCTGGCCTTCCAATCCGTGTTCCCGGATGATTCTTTCGTCTAGTTCTTTTTGCATTTCAAACAACTTTTGTATGTTCACGATTTCTTCGCCCTCCATCTAGGTGACGGCTCCGGCAAGATCAGATAGACCTCGCCGATCAGCTCGCCGTTCTCGTCATAAATCAAATCCCAAGGGATATTTTGAAAATAAGGATCTACCTCACGCATGGCGATCTAACTCAATGTAGTAGAATCCTGATTCTGTATCAGCTTGAAGCGCGTAGCGTTTACGGGTAACTTTCTTTTGACGCAGCCAGTCAGGCAAACGCTTGTTGATGATACGAAGAGTGCCGTTTCTATCGCCTTTTTGAGCTCGCAGCTTAAGTCCATTATCACCTACCTGAATGATTAGCCTTGGACCCCCTGCATCATAACCAATCTGGACACATTGACCTGCATTACACCCGATCTGTTGGACTGCTCTTTGATTAAAATGCATCCCTTGGCTATTCAGGCCAATGGTCGGATTCGTTGGCACAACTTCATCGACAAACCATTCAATGCTTGTATTAAGTCCCGTCTGATTTCCTTGTCCTCTACTCATTTTTATGGCCTCCCTTTTTAAAGTTCCAGCTTGAAACTGATTGTATTTCTCTCCGATTTTCTTAAGAATCCAGCTCACATGCGACCTTTTTTTGCCAAGGTTCTCAGCAATTTCTCTTTGTGTTTTATCCTGCATCCGTAATTCAAGCACGGCCCGTTCTAATGGTTTTAAAGCAGACAAGAAATCCTGGACAAAAACGGATGTAAAATCCGTCATAACAGGAAATACATCCAGCATGGTTATTTCTTCGTCAGGTTTATCAGGGCTTGACATTGCTTGATCTAACGAAGCTACCGACCACCCGGCTAAATGGCGCTGGACTTCCCGGATTTCAGAAAGCTTCCATCCAGTCTTTTCAGCGATAGATTCAGCTGATTCTTGATCCCAGCCGTTTTTACGAATAATGTTTAATTTATCTTGAATAGATCTGGGGACCCGAACCAGATAATGTTTACTTTTTAAAAAATTATTCATGTTCCCTCGGATCATGGGCATAGCATATGTGGAAAAAGAAGTTACTTTCCCGTTAAACCGGTCTGGATCATAGTTCCGGAATGCTTGGATAAGTCCGATCATCCCGACTGACACCAGATCATCATAGTCAAGTCCTGCACCAATAAAGCTGCGGTATTTCCGTGCCACTGAATGCACCATTTTCTCGTATGCCTGTATCACCTCACCTTCGTTTCCTAGGTGAGGGTTATATCTTATACTCAAGAGTGATCACTTCCTGTGTCAGTCCTTTTTTTGCCTAAACTTTTACCTTGGTTCCACAACCGGTACATAACCGGATTAACTCGCTATTTTCATATCGGAGCTTGAATTTCCATCCTGCACATTCCGAGCATCTTCCGGGCATGCGTTTTAAGGCATCTAACGTCCGTTCTACGGGCTTTTCTTTCTTGGATGACCATTTATGCCTACCCATGTCTTTCAAGCTCTATTTCGACCCTTGGACGCTCTCTGTCGATGCCATAATCCATAATGTGCGGCAGTGCATATTTATCGTCAGTGTAAATGCATGCATCCTCCAAAGCGTCCAGCAGAATCTTGAGTTGGTTGTGTGTATCTCTCCGGCGCCGGTCCGGAAAGTAGAACCACAAGCGTACAATTACTTTACCGGAAGCTGTCTCCCAACCATTCTTTTTCCGCCAGTCTGAAGCTAAAATGACCGTTTCTTCGTACCATTCCTGTGCTTCTTTGCTTAATACCCTAATCGCTCTTTTGCCTTTGTAAGCATTCCGGTACATGTGGTTTACGCTCGGTACCAAACCTTCCAAGACCAATCTGTTCATGCTAGTTCCCCCTTGCTCCGCTTGGGCGGTCTTTTATCTCCCCATTCCGAAACAACTCCATGATGAGTATGGCAACTTCGTCCGGGTCTCTAGATACAGATTGGGACATGTCATCTACACTCATTCCCTGTTCCCACATCTGTTTAATGCGTTTTATGTCCGTCAAAGTCCACATGAAATCTATATCCTCGCAAATGATTATTTTGTTCATGGTGGTTTACTCCTCTTCCAGCTCTTGTTTGTCTGCCTGGTACTGCTCTATGCCGCGGCGTAAAAACTCCTCAAAGTCTTTGTCAAAGAGTTCAAAGTCATCGATCTGCCCGTTCATGTCAGCCCTCCCTCATCCGGTAATTTAAGTCTTTATTGCCTATGATGGTCACCGTCATCCCACGGGCCATGTCACGGAGTCTGCTGCCAATCGCTTCGTCAATCTCCACCATCTGTGCAAAGTTGCGTTCGGAACTGATCAGCATGGGCAGTTTCTGGAGGTTACGGTAATTGATCATGGCGAAGAGTTGTTCCTTCTGCCATTCGGTTGGCTCGCTGCGGCCCTTGAACAGGTCGTCTATGAAAAGCACTTCTGCCTGTTGCAGCCTCCTCACACGCTCGTCTAACTGGTCCAAGTCTTTTCTAAGCTCGTTAAATCCCTCGACGTAGGGAAAGTAGACCACTCCGATTCCTCTGGCTAGGAGGTTATTTGCCACTGCCATAAGCAGGTGTGTCTTCCCAGCACCAGGACGACCCAGCAACGCGATGCTGTTACTCCTCTGATTCCGGAGCTTGTCAAAGTCTCTGACGTATTCACACGCCACCGCATAGGCCTCCCGGACAATCTCGTGTACTTGGCCCAGCTCGAAGTTTTCAAACGTCTTCTTGGCAAACTCGTCTGTTATGGCGGATGCTTGGAACAATCGCTGCAGTCTTCTCTTTTCGACACAATCGCAGGTGACCCAAACGTCCATGAGCCATTCCTCCCCGTTCACGATCTGGGGGGATTTTTTAAAATAGCCGAACTCGTCTTTGCACTTGTGACAGGCGTAACTAGCTTCTGCCGGCTTTTGCGAGATAGGCGAACTCACTTTCAGCTCCTCCGCTCGCTGCTTTATTTTTTCCAGGTCGAACCCCGCCAGGGCTTCCCTTAGACTTTGCATGCTGTTCCTCCCTTCTGCGCGCTTGATCCTCTGCGAATGCGGCATAAGTCAAAATCCCGCGCTGCGAACAATTCTCAAGAATCCCCCAGAAGTACCGGATATCCTTTCCCACCTCTCTGGTTAGCACGGCAGCCTGTTCCACCACTTCCGGTTCTATGCCCATCTTGACGAGGTTTTCAAGCTTGCTAAGCTGTACAGGATTGACAGAAACGCCAAAATATTTCTCCACGGATTCATAGGCCTTCCCAAAAGGCTCGTCGCGCTCTTTATTAACACCACCACCACTATGTTTTAGGTTAGGTATGGTTAGGTTAGGTTCGGTAGCCCTGTGACTCACGGAGTCGTCACTTACTTGTTCACGTGACGGTTCCGTTTGTCCGTGTGACGGGCGCGTGACATCTTCATGATCTGTATCTTGTGTCTCTTGCTCTTCATTTTTCTTGGCACGTGACTTCCGTTTGCGTTCCTTGTTTTGCTCGCGCTTTTCAATGAGCCGTCCCGCGTACTCTGACCAGTCATGTATGGTCATGTCACTATCCACAAAACCAGCATGATGCAATGCCTTCATGAGCGTTTCGGAATCTCCATCCCATTCGCAAGCGTCTGCGATATCTTCAGCTTCGTACTTGGATAGACTGCCATCTTGGGCATAATCCATTGCCCACCACCAGAAGAAGTGAAGATGGCCTACTGCTGCCGGTAGCGAAACCCCCAGCAATCTCGCAAACCTTTTTGTCTTTGGATGTCTAGCAAGCTCCTGGTGACTCTCTATCCAAGCCATTTTTAATTCCTCCTCTTTTACTCTGCTTCACAAAATGCTTTCTTTCGGTCATGTCAAATCCTTTATTACAGCCTTTATACTGGCTTCCGCCATTCTCTTTGCCCGTTTTCCTTCGGGTGTCCCGTCTAAAAAAGCGTGACAATCCCGGCACAGGTGTAGGAGATCTGTCACTTTCGTTTTATGTGTCAGCTTTCCTCTGCTTGTGATATGAGCACGGTCTGTGGCTCTTGCTGCGCCGCAACATTCACAAACACCTTGGCTGCGTTCTTTTAGTTTCGCGTCCACAGAAGGGCTTATATCGCCCATCTGCTTTTGCGTAAATTTTACTCGTTTACTTTTTACTTGTTCCGATTTTGGGTAAGGTCTGAAAGGTAGACTCATGTCCCACCACCTCCTCTGTTTCCATCAAAATGGCAAGCCGTCGGATATATCGACTGGTGCGCTCTCCTGATTCGATGAATCCTCCGCGTTCTGAGTGTCGTTATTTTTCTTGCTGTATTCCAAAAAACGCACATGTTCAGCCACAACCTCGGTTACATAGATTCTGCGGCCCTCATTGTTCTCATAATTGCGTACCTGAATTCTTCCTTCTACCGCCGTCAAACGGCCTTTGCGAAGGTAGTTGGCACAGGCTTCCGCGGCTTGTCTCCAAGTAACAATATTTATAAAATCTGTTTCTTTGTCTCCATTAGTCTTGAATGGACGCTCAACGGCAAGCGTAAATGAGGTATACGCAATGCCACTAGAGGTGTAACGCAGTTCCGGATCCTTTGTCAGCCTACCGATTAACACGACACGATTTAGCACAAGTCAACAACTCCTTTAGCGCTCTTCGTTTGTATAGGAGTCATTCTAGTCATTGTGCTAGCAACTCCGAATAATGGATAATGCTATTCAATTTCTTCGTCTCACGACAATAACGGCATTTCTCACAACGTGTAGGCTCTTCATGCCCAGCTTTAACCTCTATAAAACGCGGCATATGTCTTTCGATCTCCTCCAGCTCTCGCTGAATGTCATACGCATTGATTGTAAGGACCGCCTTATCTGGTGGGTCTTCTTTCGATACAGCCACAATAATTGGTTCAATCCAACCGTCACGCCCTACTACACGCCGTTCTATCTCCGCATACAGCGCCATCTGAGTGGTGTATCTGTTTGCTTCAACAAAAGAGACATAACCATTTTGTGGATCCCATATTTCTTTCTGAATCTCTTTGACCGTCTTGATGTCGGAGAACCGAAGACGATTGGGATTATAACTGTCTATCTTGATTTTCCAAAGCGCTCCGGCAAACTTTGCCGTCATAATCACTTCTTTTTGCCCCTGAAGGACGAAGAGGCAAAGAGGATCTTGTTCAATCGCTTGGATCATGTGATTCGCAAACTGAAATGGTGATTTCAATTCTCCTTTGGTCTTTCCCCGAGAAGAAAATATCCCGGGGTTTGTTTCCTTGAAATCCTCAAATGCTTCTGCTCCCTCAAAGTACGCATGAACGTAAGAGCCTACCAAAAGTGAATCTGTGACAGGTTGCCTCCAACCATTTATTTTTGCCATAGCCATAGCTTCGCAAGTGAGGAAATCTTTATATTGACTGTTACTGAAGTAGTGTTGATTTGCTTCATCCGAGTGGTAATTCTGATTGTTCAGCTGGAGCATCGTGATCACCACCCGTTTGTTTATTTTGTAATTGCTTGAATTCTTCTTCGGTTTTACTGACTTGATGCGTTGGAGCCGAGAAGTTAAAATAATCTTCTCTCTTTGCCATACCATCACGAAGGGATTTCCACACGCTTCCGATTCTTAGAAAATCATTTTCCGTAAAGCTTTCCTGGCTGCAGCCGATATATTCTTCTATCATTTCTTTGGTCACGCCATATTTTTCTTGGAACTGCTGAAATGCGTTTCTTACCCGATCCACCAAAGGTTCTTTATAACTATCCTTTAATGTTTTCCGGCATTGTTCTAAAGCGGCATCCATGATATCTCCCGGAATAACTCCAAGGATACAAGCCCGCATACGGCGGGAGCCTAAGTTAGCAACCACTTCATAGATATCCCTCGATTCTTCAAGCTTCTGTATCTTCCCCTTAGCTTTTCGCTCATGTCGAGCCGTGAACGTCATCTGTCTACGGGTATTAGTTTCCATGTCCCACGCATATGCCATTACCTTGGATTCTCCGTGGCGCTGTTCCAATTCAATCAAACCGTAGTCGATGTTCCCCCATGCCTGCGCTACAACCTCAGCAAGCCGGATAGAAGGACCACTTATTTTAGAACCGCCTTTTGGAAACTCATACTCTGCTTCCTCTGCCAGTTTTTTTCTCTTACAAGATTGGATGATGCGATTAAACGAAGCTTGTTGGTCCCTAGGAAACTGTTTGGCCATGAAGATAGCTGCCTTCACTTCTTCTGTTTGCCGGGTGTTTGCCATCTGTACGGTTGCAGTTTGGACAGGCGGCTCTACCGGCAGGTAGTTGGAATAATCAATGGGTTGGGTATCTTCAAACATATCTATTTGTCCTCCAGACTTGTAATAAGAATGAAATATGTTAAAATGATTTCAAATTGTGTTTTTTTCTAAGTGGACTGTTGCAGCAGTCTACTCTTTTCTTTGTGTATTCAGTTGTAAGTACTTCATATATTGATCATGACGATCAAAAGCAAATACCTCTTTGCCCCTGAATCGTTCTATATATCCTCCCACTTGGCTGAGTCTCCATTGATCAAATGGATTCGTCGTGAATTGAATTCTTATCTTTCCTGACAACGCACTCGCCTCCTTATCAAAAGCTCCACGCCTTCATCTTCTGCGCAGTCCCAGCAGCGCAATTTTCCGTTAATACTTACTGCAGCCCATGCTCCACAATCACATGTAGGTTTGTCTTGCTTGAACGATTCTATTTTGCGAATAAAGTAAGGTTCAACCATACAGTTCTCTAGCATCCTTTTACTCCTCGATTCCGTATTTGTGGCGTATTTCTTGTAGCTCTTCATGCAGCATTTCTACTTCTGCCATGTCCTCTGCAAACAGATATTTTTCATAGACATTCATGTATAAATCATAAATCCCCTGTGCGGTCATATATTTTCTCTCCTTTGTTTCATTCGAGCTTCCCATTCCCCTGTTTGGACCTCATTTACAAATTGTTCAAAACCTATTCGATGTTTCAGCCAAACATTGAAAATGACATAATAGTTCCCTAAACGTTCAAGAGATTCATCTGATATTCGAACAACTGCCACCTTAGCATCATCTAAAATTCGTTGGGCAGTCGTCCGAATTGTTTCCTGCGCTCTGCAATCGGCTACCATGCGGAGTACTTCCCGGCCCTTTAATAAACCAGTAGCATAAACCACGCCCGATGATCTTCCCGTCTCTTTGAAGAGTGTTTCTGATAGAGTCATATCAATTCTCCTTTCTAATTGGCTTTCTTCGGAACCCAAGCTCCAATGTAGCGAAGTACATCCTGCATATCTTTCCGTAATACATCCCGGTAACTCGGTACGCCCCAACGGTCATATATATCGTTGTACAATTGGCTGAAGAGCGGTTTGCGTGCAGTTTTGTCTTGTTCAAACTCACAAACTCGTTTACGTACTGCTTTTTGTAATCTTCGTTGTTCTCCACTATCTAAGGTAATTTGTGTTTCCACTTTCTGATCTACTAAGTCGATCCTACTTTCTAATTCAGGTAATTTGGTTATCATCTGTGCTGTCTGCTGCAGGGCAACAGCTATAGCTTGATTTGGTGTAAGGTTTGGTACATCCTTGATCCGGTAATACTCATCTACTAACATTTCGTAGGCTTCCCAAGCCCGATCTGTATTGAGAGACTTGGCGTGCATCCAGGCTCCTTTTTCTGTCCAAAGGTAGAGGATAGGTGCAAATTTAAGGTTGTCGTCAATTTGACGAGTGGATTTAAAATCCTTGAGTTCTTGGCCTTGTAAAATATAAAAGTGCTTCCCTTCTGTATAGCGCTCTTCATTTCGTTCAAAGTTCTTGCTGATAATCTTTGTTTCAGTTCCGAAAGATTCTGCTAGTTGGGCTGTAGTAAGTACACGTTGATTGTTATGGATGATCACTTGTAATTGATTCATGTATAGCTCCTTTCTAATTCTTCTGTAGCTTTTTCTAATTCACTGTTAATTTTTTCGGCAATCTTCTCTACTGAAACATCAGAAGACAATGTAATATTTGGAGCTATTGTTATAGCGGTAGCTTCTCTCTTTTTCAATTCCTCCTGTACTATTTCCCTAACTCTTTGTTCTTGTAATTGTTTCATTTTGATGTTCCTTTCCTGTTTTTTTGTATTGCAGACTAACGTCGATTTCTTGTACCACCTGTTGCACAAGAATGTTCAAATTGTTCTTTTAGTGTCTGAGCTAGAACCTCAATGCTGGGTAACGCTTCATAAGAATCTAAATGAATTGCGAGATTGGTCGTCATTTCTTTGGCGGCCTTCTTGCTGTAAAAATGTTCTACAATTTTTAAAATGCACACTGTAGCTTCCACGTGATCAAAAGATTCGGTTTCTAAATCAATACATACCTTCTTGATTGCGCGAAACAAATCCGATACATCTTCTAACTTGTTATGTGGGTGAACGATTTCTTGAATTGCTTTCATGCTGTCGCCCCTTCCTTAAACTTATTAATGAAATAAACCTGTCCTTTGCCTGTTACTTTAGAAGTTTTATTAATGGTGACATGTCCATCACTGTGAGTGACTGCGGTTTCCTTGATCTCAAACAGTCCCATTTCCATTGCCCGTTGTGTCGGTATGTTGCGGTCCGTTCCTTTGCGTTTAATTAAATAGCCCTGTTTGCGCATCCATTCAAAGAGCCTTTTTTCTCCTATATCGAAGCCGTTTTGTTTCAACATCTTTGCCAGCTCGCCTACCAGTATGGATGTTGGACTGGCTGTTACAGAATCAGCAAACAATACCTTGGGTCTATCTGATTTCACTTGGGCTTCAAGCTGCCGCCTTACTTCACGTTCTTCTTTTAGCTTTGTCGCCGCTTGTATGAGAAATTCAGGATTATCCAAGAGTTCGTCGGCGGCATACATGCCTGTTTTGCGAATAGCCGGCAGCACTTCGTGAGTCACCCAACGCTTAAATTGCTTCGCTTCGGGTTTGCGGCTTTTGAGTATTGCACTATACAGACCAGATTCATTGATAATGGTTACTTCTTGATTTCCTCCGGGGGTACGTACAATCTGCGTATCCTTTTCATCATCATCCAAAGTCCTTGTAAAATCGCTTGCCATGCGAAAGCCTAAAAGTTCTGATACATCCTTTGCAACCCACCACGGATGCCCGTCTTTCACTACCACGCGAACATCTTTTCCAGTGAAGTGAAACACTTGTAATTGATTCATGTGATTAGCTCCTTTCCGTTTTTCTCCATTTATAAATCAAAGATCAAACTTCCTATCAATTGGTAACCTGAAATTGATCAGTGCAATGATCGTTTCTGCATTTTTCCTTAATTGCTCAGGGTTGTCCTTCAACGATTCGTTCGTTTGTGCAAGTAACTCAATCTGACGTTCAACAATCTGCTTAGCTTGTTCTGTAAACATGTTTTATCAGCTCCCTTTAATTTCTTGTATTTCGTTTTACATAGCCTTTTTGTATCCATTCGGGGCGTGGGAAATATTCTTCATTCCCTTCAGTAAGGAATCCTATAGGTATCGTTTCCCCTGCCTTTCTATCCGTCATCTTGAATTCAGCTTTTTCTGTCCATACCCATGGGTTTGGTTTCACATTCCTTCAGCTCCTTTAGCCAATCCTCGAAAAAATTTATGCTGTCTTTAAGTTCCTTTTTAATTAGCTTTGATAGCTCACTGTCTAGAGCGATATCCTTAAAAACCATCGTTTCATCTTGAGTCCATACATAGAGCCAGCCGTGATAACTGTTGATTTTAGTAAGCTGTGACTTGAGTTGTTCGAGATGTCTTTTTATAGATGCAAGGTTTGGTTCATTCATCCCCTTACCACCTCCTCTTTTGGCGTAATGATATCAAGCGAATATTCAATTTTTTCTACACCCGTTTCTAATTGTTTTAGCTCAGCTTTGATATGCTGTATTTTGGTTTCAAACTCATATTTCTTTATTAGAAGTAACAGGTGAGGATCCGTCACAGTTTCGAGATGTTCTTCTTCGCGCAAGTGTATTCTCGTATTGCCAGATACCGTATTTTTTACCTTGTCAATGTCTAGGTAGCAGATGTCATATCTCCATTTTCCGAATTTTTCCGGATACGTCTTGCTTACTATTTCTGCAATTTTTCCTCCCTGTATCATTGCGAAATCGCCTATTTCAAACTTGCTGTTCGGTTTGGTTTTTTCATTCATTCAACTTCAGCTCCTTTTCGCTTACATCAAGGAAGTTTGACCAGCTAGTATCTGCTGGGAACGATAGGGTTACCACAATTTGTCGTTCCCATTTTCCGTAATCCACGCCTCTAAAAAATGGAAGCAGTTCTTCTGCACTTGCGTTCTTCAACTCTTCAAGAAGCAACTTACACATTAGTTGTTTTTGCTCCTGTCTTCGAAACCTCAGATCCAATGAAGTTGTTTACCATTTTCGTAATGTTCATTGCCTTGTTACCTCCTTGATTCATTTCCTTCAGCTCCTTTTATAAACGATAATTCCGTTTCTCTTCTTCTTTGGCCCACCTATCCAGACTAACCGTACTAAACAGATACTTTGGCTTCCTGCTGCCTTCCGAACCGATAACTCTATGCGGGATGCGTTTTTCTCTGCACAATTGGCGTAGTGTATAGTCAGATATCCGTAGATATTCGCAAGCCTCGCTGAATGTTAGGGTTTTATCTTCAGGGATAGATAGCCGTTCGAGAATGCGTTTTTCGGCTTCTGCCACCTGCGCCGCTACCATATCAGCAATTGCTTTTTCTACCGCAGTCATGATGCCTCCTCTCTAGTACCTCTACTTTGGGCCTCGCCAAAGTTGGGGATACCCTACTCTCCTCTTATTGTTTAATTTTATTTGCGAAGTAGTGAGGTCCTGTTAGTCGTTTAATTACCTCGTTTTTAAGGTTTTTATTCCATTCTATAAAGTACAAATTCGAGTTCATCATACGGTGTAAGCATTTCATGAGCTATTTTCCAACCGTCTGCCAAGAGTGCATTCACTTCTACGAAGTCAGTGGTCCTACAAACTTCCAAGAACGTCGTCAGCCGTTACTCCAAGTGCACCGGCGATTTTAAGAAGCGAATCAACACTCGGACAGTATCTTCCGTTTTCAACGTCACAAATGTACGTTCTCGACAACCCTGATTTAGTAGCAACTTGAGCCTGTGTTAGTCCTTTATTTTTACGAGCTTTTTTTACGGCTAAGCCTATCGCTTTTTTATTTGTCATATCCATCACCACCTTTATTAAAATGTAAAGTTAATCCGTCCTTACGCTTTCTATAATAAAATATACCTTTATTTAATGTAAAGTATAGTATACCCCCTATTTTAGAGTTATTTGACCGTTTTCCGCCGAAATAATTAGAAAACTCCTTGTTTTATGTGCTTTTTACCACTTTTTCTAAGAATATCTTTCTTTTATCGCTTGAATACCTATCTTTTATTAGTTTATACTTGATAAATAAGACGGGTTGACCGTCATTTATGTGGGAGGTAGTATTATGAAAATCGGAGATAGGATAAAAAACATCAGAAAGGCATTGAGGTATACACAAAAGGAGGTAGCTGAGAACGCTGGTATTTCAAGGATGTATTTATCGGATGTGGAAAAAAATCGCTATAACCCTTCTCTTTCTGTTATTGAAAAGATTGCAGAAGCTATGGGTATTTCCGTGGATAGGTTAACAGGTGATTCAGTTAGTGCATTGATAGCTGAGCGGTTGGGGACCATGAACATGACTTATAACGAATTAGCGAAGAGAACAGGAACTACAATACGGTATTTGGAGGGGATAGATGATATTAAACCAGATGAAGGCGACTATGAAGTCGTTGGCAAAATCGCGGATGTCATCGGTCTTAATCCAGGAGTGTTAAGAGCAGCACTTGCCAGGCAAGAACCTCCTTTCCCTAATTATGACGAACCAAGTACTACGATAGAAAAGGATTCTAAGAATATCGATTTTGAGGTTAATATTGGAGCCAATTTTGACGAAACGTGTGATACAGAAAAACTAAAAAAAGAAGCTGGGGTCATTGGACAAGCTGACGAAGCTCTTAAATCCATAGGAACTACCGTTTTTGACATGGTTTTGGAGAGCTTAGAAGAAGAGGACGTACTAAAATTAGCTGCACGTACAATTGGATATACTGGCACCTTAACAAAAGAACAAATAGAACAAATAAAAATCGCAATGAAAATAATCCTCGCTAAAAACGATAGATAGCCATCCTGCCCCTGAGGCTGTTTAATATACACTTTAACAGAACATAGTTTGATTAGGAGGAAATAACGTGGCATCCATTGAAAAACGCGGCACTAATTCATGGCGGCTTGTTGTAGAGGTAGGTTACGATTCAAAAGGTAAACGTGTAAAAAGAACAAAAACCGTAAGAGTAGAAGACCAAGCTTTATTGAGGACAACGAAGAAGTTACGAGAATATCTGGAGACGGAGTTGCACAAGTTTAAAATTGAAGTTGAAGCCGGGGAATACATTGCTCCACAAAAAATGACCTTAGATCAATTCGTTCAGGATGAATGGATTCCAAAATATGCATCAAAAACAGAAAACTTATCTCCTTTGACGTTTAGAAATTATGTATCACATTTTGACACTCACATTAGCCCATCCCTCGGGCATAAGCATCTTGGGGAAATCAAAACTGTGCATCTTTTAACGTTCATAGATTACTTAAGTAAACCCGAGGCACGTAAAGACGGGAAAGAAGGAAGGCTATCTAACGGAACTATCCAGTATATTTATCGTGTTCTGAAAAACATTCTGGAACGGGCGAAGGAATGGGGACTGATTAAAGTGAATCCAATTGTAGGGGTGAAGAAACCTAAAGCAGAGCGACCGGAAATTCACTTTTATGATGAGATTGAGGCACGGGAAGTAATCTCCGCGTTGGACAAAGAACCAAGAACGTGGAGACTTTTCATTTTAGGGTCAATGATTGGTGGTTTCCGCCGAGGAGAATTATTGGCATTGGAGTGGACGGATGTCGATTTCGATAATATGACATTATCAATTAACAAGAGTATATCCTTGACGATAGATGGACATGCGGTCGAAAAGGAACCTAAGTCTAAAAGTTCTATACGCATAGTTGATATGCCTGAATGGTATATGGATGAGCTAAAAATACACAAGCATGAATGGAAAAAAGAAAAATTGTTCGTGGGCGACAAATGGCGTGGAGGTGACAAACAGTATGTATTTCACGCTGGTTACGGTAAACCTTTACACTATACTACCCCTACTACATGGTGGAGAAACTTTGTGAAACGAAACCAATTAAAGTATATCCGATTTCATGATTTAAGACATAGCTCAGCTACTCTTCTTATAGAAGCAGGGGCTTCAATGAAAGCCATACAAGAACGTTTAGGTCATTCTAAGCACCAGACAACTGCCGATATATACGCCCACGTTACAAAGAAAGTCAGTCGAGAGACAGCAGAAAAGTTCGATAAGTTTGCTCCGAACAACATTCGTCCCCAATCCGTCCCCAATCCATAAATCTTGACATAACTATTAAATAAAAAAGAATTAAAATCCATGTTATAATAGGGTTTTACACCTCAATCTATCTTAGGAAAAACACCCAACTTCCCCCGTGATAGGGTGAGAGAAAGAGATCCGCTCCCCGTGCAGGGCCTGCCTGGAAATTAGTGCGGTATTCCCCCCGTATAGCGAATCCCCCAAAAGAGGATGGCCAATATGACTAAGATGGACGCGAATCTGATGAGTACGTCCGGTTTCCAAGCTTAAATGGAGCAGTGCTGCCTGTTCTAGCTGTGCAGCTACAACATAGCGGGTTACAGCATGTTGTCCTTTAAGGGTTACTCTTCTTTTGGACTTATGATGACGGTCGCGCCCAATTGGCATATCTAAGACTCCTACCGTCGGTTCGATACACCCTTCCGCCAAAGCCGCATACTCCCTTCTGACCGTCTTTAGCCGCATGCCTTCGTCCAGCAGCAGGTGAATCCATTCATTTTTCGCATATAAGACAGCACCCGTTGTTTCGGCATCAAGTCTGTGAATATGCCGGACCCTGCACCTTTGCCCTCCAGATTCATAATAAGCAGCGACTGCCTGCATCAGCGTCCCCCTCTGTCCCGGTTCATTAGGGTGGACAGGCATTCCTGCGGGTTTGTTTACTACGAGAACAAAATCATCTTCATAAAGCACTTCTAGCGGAACCCATTCCGGTTCACATCCCGGCTCCTCGTCCGGAAAAGCCGGAAGTAAAATATGCCGTGGTGACCGTTTTCTTATCAGCTTTTGCTGCTGCCATTTCTTCCACAGCTTCTCCGGCATCGGCAAAAGACGACTTAATTCAGCATAATCAACACTTTCTTCCTGCGGGATGTGCGGAATTTTGACCTCCATCCACGAACCTTTTCTGGTCCAGCTGATCATCGTTTGCTTCCCCTTTGTCTGCTTCTCCATACGATTATCCCGAGGAAAAGGATAAATGCACCTATCATGATCCAT